TTGGAGAAGAAGCCTAAGCCGAAGGCTAGGCATTGATAAGCCAAACCACTGGGAGGCTATGCCTCTCGGAGTTTGACGTTTTTTTTGGGGTAACCCATGTGTGTTCTAACACGTGGAAGCATGGGTCGGTTGACATGCTGAAGAGCGAGTCGTTAGACTCACTCTCCAACACTTACGTATGTCCGAACACTTGTGTGTTGGAATCTTCGATTCAAGCAAAGATGGAGTCATGGACTCCAACTAGCACTGCAAGTTCTTTCTTGCTCCTACCTTTGGTAGGGATGTCTCTGGAGTCAGCCTTGAACTCCCATTGGGAGTGATTGCTTCCTTCCCAATCTGCCTTTGGCAGAGTGGCTTCTCTCTTCTTGCCGTTGATAACGGCAGTCAAGGTAACAGTTCCCTTAGGAACTGACTTCTTCACTTTGGAAGCCTTTGGCTTGGTAGCCTTTGGCTTTGCTTCAGCCTTTGGCTGAGGGTCAAGGTTGCCGTTTTCATCGAAGAGTTCCTCTTCAACAGGTGTGAGTTTAGGCTTCTTAGAAGCCTTGGCTTTCTTGGAAGTCTTTGACTTCCTAGCCTTCTTGGTTGTCTTCTTCTGAGGCTTTGCCTCAGGCTCATCTTCTTCTGCTGATGCTATAGCATCAGCAAGGATGTTCTGATAGGTCATCCTTCGGATGGTGGTGTAATACTTACTAACCCCATTGGGGTTAGTAGCCGAAAGCAACTCTCCGAGTTGAGAATCTTTCAGAGACTTGATGTTTACATCCTTAAGGATGTAGATACCTTCTCCGAAGGACTGACGTTCCGTCAGTATTGCTTTGGCAAAAGCCCTAAGGCTTTTCCTTGTGTATTGAACACCTTTGGTGTTCCTTGACAGAGTAGACAATGAGTCTACTCTGAGAGTACAGACCGAAGGTCTGTCTGAGTTCCCTAGGAACTCTGCGGTCGTCTTTATGCTTCTTAGGATGTCGGATTTCTTAGCCATCGACTCTTATGTGTTGAGCCTTTAAATGGGAAAGCCCTAGTCTAAACGTTCCGTTCTTTAGAACGGTACGTTCACGTGTGTACATACATGTGTTGGGATACTTGTATCCCCAGTGGCCTAGTTAATCGCACCCCGAAAACAGTTAATCGCAGGGTTAATCGCAGGGTTAATCGCCGGAGGCGATGTTAATCGCATTGGTTAATCGCATCTTTTAGTCCCACACAGCGCTGCACCATTTTTTCGGTGGAAGGCCCTTTCCCGAAAAAAAATTACAGAAAAAAATCAATAATCCAACCCCCCTCCCCTCTACCGTGTTGGCAGAAGGCCTTGTCCATAATAGCATGGCTGCACGCATTGGCAAGTCGTCTGTCAGCACGCCGTTCGACCAAGCGTGGGCTTTGCTCAAGATAGATACGAGCGACATAACAGATTTCATCCATCATTCTCTTGAAAATGGCCCGTCAAAGAGAAGCATACTAGCAGATGGTGGCGATTGGCCCTCTGACCCTAGTGAGCATGAAAGTCATTGTTTCGACTTCTCCGATAATCTCCATCATTTAATCGAGGAAAACGGCGGCGAGGCTCAGATTATGAATCATCCCGATGACCCTGCAATTCACCAATGGGTGTATCACCCTGCTTCCGGGCTTCATTTTGATGCTCAAACACCTTATGGTGTTGAGGATTGGAAAGGATTAGGTGGTCTTTATGATTGAACCCTTCGACCAAGCGTGAGGCATAATGAAGAGCAGAACATACAAGTAGAATGCTTGTAATCATGCATCGTGGCCGGTGTCATCTGTTTGTCATCTCTCAACCTGTTCCGAAATTGACAACACTCTTTCATGTTTCTATCGCAGGTGATACCGGCCACACCTAAAAGCCAGCAACGGTTTTATCCTGACCCCCCTTGCGCTTGGACATGGGTGCATTCGACTCTGCATGGTCACTTCTCAAAAACTTCGATGAGAAGAGAGGCCCAATACGGGTAGACCCGAATGGAATCGACGGACCAACTACTCAAGAGGAGATGGATGAATATCGAAGGGTGATGGATGCTCCACCACCAAGGAGAACACCACAGATGGGTGATGACCCATTCAGAATGAAAGGACCTGATATGAGTGCCCAGATAGAACAGATACTTGCCGAGATTCAGCGTAGAGAAGGTAGGAGAAACCCTGATTTTCATCTCCAAGACTACGATTCGGACTTTTATAGAAACAAATATGACCGAGAAAATCCACAGGATGCACAACTCCTGAACACCACAAGACCTCAGATGAACGACAGAATGGAGGCTCTACGGGCAGAAATGGAAAGAAGAGCCAGAAAAAGAGGGTCTCCTGTAGTAGGTGATTCTGCCCCACCAGAAGCAAAAGGTCCTCAACCAATGGGAGCACCGGAGTCTTTCAGTGCCCCAGAGGGCATGACTAACGAGGAATATGGTATTATCGACCAGCCGGACAGTAAATACACCAAAGAACTACAGGGCCAAGCGCTTCAAGACTACATTAAACAAAGGTTTGGTTGAATATGAGTGCTTTTGACTCTGCATGGTCCTTACTCAAAATGGGTAGGCGTAGCAGAAACAACAGAAGAGGTCAACAGGTCTCCAATCAGAGGCGTTTCAGAAGACCAATGCAGTTACCACCAGAAGTCATGGAGACGCTAAGTCCTGAGACAAAGGCTAATCTTGACAGCATGAAGCAAAGTGACCCGGAGGCATATAACAAGTATCTGATTGAATTGTCTATGGGTTTTAGAGCAAGTCCTCCTCCTAACAGCATGATGCCAGACCCCGGTCAGAGTCAGACTCGCATACCATATGACCCACAAAATGAATCAGGGGTTGAAGGACAATGAGCGCATTCGACAAGTCTTGGGCTGTTCTGAAGAACATCATGCCCACATCGCCTGATGACCCAATGGGCACACGAGCGATAGACTCGATGTTCTGCCAGAGTTGCAAGCAGGGCCTCAATCCGGGTAGCCCACGCTGTGAAAACTGCGGTGCACCTACTGGAAACAGCATGAGAAACGTCATGGGAGACGGAAATATGCACTCACCGGGTCAGCAATCCATGATTGAAAGGGCAAGACAGGCCATGGAAGCGCAGAAAAGGTCAGAGGGACAGTAACCAACTGACTCCGAACAGCAAAACCATACCTGCTAGTCCTATTTTGATTAGCAAATCAATTACTACCATCCTAAACTTGCTAAAAATGAGTTCGCTGATACCCATAACCGACGTTTCATCGAGCAAAAGACGGTCTTTTAACTAAACCCTTATTAAAGCAGCACCATACATAGTATTCCCGATGACAGTATCCGAGAGTGCCTTCGCTGCGGCGTGGCTTCTACTCAAGCATCAGGAGAATGGGGTAGATTTCACCTCTGAAGAGGACCAATTCATCACTGGAACTATCCTCAAGATGATGAACTCAGAGGATTTGAGGCTTCAAGAGGAAGCAGGCATGCTTTACGCACGCTATAGAGGCATGAAACCCTAAGAACGAGTGGTTGTGCTTCCAGTGGAAGCACCAGACATCATTCTTTGACGTGCTTCCTGCTCCATTCTGGCTGTATCCTGCTGATTTCGGGCTGCGGCCTCTTGCAGACTACCCATGGCCTGTCCCATCGGACTTTCCTTCGCTGCATCAAAAGTTTCCTTCATTTCCTTGCTTTTATCGGCTAAATTAGCCATATTTTGACCCATTTTCGAGTTTTTGGCCGCCACACCGACTTTTTTAGCGGATTGTACGGCTTTTGAGCCTAATTTCGCTGCTGCCGGGCCTACTCTGGCCAATCCAGCGACTAGAGCCGGGAGAAACTTCTCAATGTCGTAATCCGACTCCATGATACGTCGGAGAAGCAGAAACTAATTATGGTGTCGCCTTATACGCTGCAATCATGGGGTTTGAGTTCGATTTGGCGTTCGAGTCACTCAAGAAAGGTCAATTCGGTATGAAAACCTCTCAATATATCTCAAATAGACCAAAAGCGAGGGCTAAAGCCAAGGTCCAGCGTCTAGCGAGGAAGACGAAGAACCGCAAGACGAAGGCTCGCTACAAACGCAACCTAGATAGGGGTAACACACGTCCGAGGATGCGTAGGCAGACAGGCCTAGTAAGAGTATCCAGAAGGAGATAGAAGAATATGAGCGCATTTGACACAGCATGGACTCTATTGAAAGCAGACAACGAGAAGTGCCCAAGTTGCGGCATGAAGAAGTCAGAGTGCATGAAGAAAATGGGCTGCGGTGGCGAGATGAAGAAGGCCTATATCATGAGAAAAGCCGCTTTCAAACTACAATACGACTACAACACACTCAGAAAATCGTACAGAGATGATTACGAGGATTATTCCGACGGACCTGATTTGAATGATTTCGAGCGTGCTCAGGCAATGTCAGACGACAACGATGGTATGATTTTCGATGACCACAAGCCTAGAAACGAGAAGGAGCAGCAGATACTACACCACTACATGAACAAACTGAATATTATTCCGGGTTTGACGGCAGAGGAGCAGGGAATGGATGATGAGATGCACGGTTTGGCCAGCGATGTGGCTCAAGAGTACTTCGTGGAGCACATGAGGGACATGAATGCCATGAATAGTGGTATCTCTGGCAGAGACAGCGCACCTTCAAGAGTAGGGGTTTCCTCCCCTCAGATTCCAGAGCAGCGTAATCAGTGATATGTATGAAGGACAAGGGCAAGAAAGCAGGGATGACACTGGTTATCGCTGTAGGCCCTAAAATGCCGAAAAAACCCACTGAAACCTCGAAACCAGACAAGAAAGCCATGAAGAAGGCGTGGCAGTTCCTCAAGTTCGAGCCGGGCCAGCCCCTCATAGACGCAATGGGCAGGCCTCTGAGCAGAGCAAACGAGAACTTTGACGAGTATGGTATACCAGTACAATACGACGATGATGGTTTTCCTTCATATGACGAACAAGACGAGCCTGATTTAGAAGATGTTCTAGATTCAGGTCTACACATAGACCAAGAGCACCTCAAGAGAGTGAGGCCAGACCTCTTCGACATGCCCAACCCCATGGACAGGAAGCCTGACAAAGGCAGGGAGAACCTACCACAGACTCCACCGGAAGCCACGGACTACTACCGCAATGCGATAAATGAGATTCTATCACAGGTAAATCGAGAAAACTCGCCAATCGAGCGAAGGAGTCCTCTACAGAGACGTTAAGGAGGGCTATCCATGGTAAGCAGACAGACTGAACTGGGTGAGTTCCACCCTGATTTTCCCAGCAGCCTCGGTCCGGTCAGTGAATATCACGGTACAATCGACATGCAGGGTGTTCTCGACCAAGGAATCAGAGGCGGAAACCCGAAAACACGCTCGAAACACTACGTTCCACCCAGTCTCAGGAATGAGGACAGGGTGTCCTACACAACCGATAATCCAGAACTAGCGTACCAGTTCGCATTAGAAAGGGCCAAAAAGTTCGGCCTGCCTCAGGGCAATGTGGGTGTAGTAGGCGTAAGGGGTGGAGGGCTGACCGATTCGGTCTCGCAACCAGAGCCTAGCGGCGGTATTTTCAGTGGTACTGAAAGTAATGTGAGGAGTGGAAGCATTCCTAGGGCCAATCTAGCCCCCATGACGATGAAATCAGACGCTTACGTGCAAGTCAAAGCGCTTTGTGACTGCTGTTCTCCTACTACACAGGCATTCGGCACTCTGATTGAGGACTTTTTTGAGAAGGCAAAGAAGAAATCCAAGCCGTTTCACGGCTACAACCCAAACAGACACCACAAGAAAGGCGGTCTCAATGCGAAAGGTCGAGCCAAAGCGAAAAGAGAAACAGGTGCTAATCTAAAAGCACCAGTCACCACCAAGCCATCCAAACTCAAGCCGGGTAGTAAAAAGGCGAAGAGAAGAAAGTCCTTCTGTGCTAGAATGGGTGGAAGTAAAGGCCCTACGAGCAAGGATGGTAAATTAACCCCGAAAGGAGCAGCATTGAAAAGGTGGAATTGTTAATGGCATTGAAAAGAGATAGTTGTTGTTGTGGTGGAAATAAGAAGAATCCATGCAAATGCATGGAGAAGGGCGTGATGAAGTGCTCCATGAAACCACCTCGATGCCCCTGCTACAGTTTACTGTATGCTCAGAGAAAAGCCGCTGATAAAATCACTAAAATGGTGTTTGTGATATGATAGGTTCTTGTGATTGTGGTCATTGCGTCGGTATGAATGGTGCATGGGACACACTTGAAAAGAAACTCTGTCCAGCAGGTAAAGCCGCTGCAAAAAGGAAGTTCAAGGTCTATCCGTCTGCCTATGCTAATGGATGGGCTGTACAATATTGCAGGGGAAAGTTTCGAGGGAAAGGTAAGAAGAAATGAGTACCGATTCAGACTCCCGCTGCACCTGCCACAATACGTTAGTGGTAAAGAACCTGAACCGATGGTTCAAGGAAAAGTGGGTAGACGTATCGAGAAAGGACAAGGATGGGAAACACCCACCATGCGGGAGGGGGAAAGCAAAATTGTCTGGAAAAGGATACCCGAAGTGCAGGCCATCGGTGAAAGTTTCAGGCAAAACTCCAAAGACTTCTGGTTCGATGTCAAGTGGACAAAAAAGGTCAGCCACAAAACGCAAAAGAGCCAAGAAACAGGGGATTGGTGGGAAGCCGACGATTGTTAAGAGTGAAGATATTGACTTCGACCACATCTTTCAACTACTCAAGAGAGAACTCTCACCAGAAGCCCAGCGTCATAAGAAAGAGTATGACACAAAATACGAGTCTAGCCCTGAGCGTGTAAAATACCGTGAAGAACTCAATAGGGAAAGAAGACGACGAGGCATCTACGGGTCTCACAACCGTAAGGATGTCAGTCATACACAAGGTGGGAGTCTCACGTTGGAGGGGGAGCATGCGAACAGGGCTAGGCATTTCAAAGACAAAGGAACTTTGAGACCAATAGAAAAGAGTTTTGAAGAAATAGCACATAGAATCAACGCAGCAAAGACTCATTTAGACCCTGAGAAAAAGAATGTGATATACAATAGATATCACGGTGAGATACCATCCAAAACCTCGGCATCAGACACTCTTCATCCCGCTGTAAGTCAAGATTGGCAACCTGCTGCCCTGTCAGCGTTATTAGGTATGGTGCAACCGAGCGCCGTTAAGGACTATCGTGCTTCCACACATTATGAGACTAGACCATTTGAATTAGGCGAATATTCAGATAACGAGACGGATGAATAATACAGAAGGCTTATGATAGCCACCCTCGTGGGGTCTTTCTAGAGGTCACTAAGATGAGTAGACAAGACCCTTCGGATAAATCAGAAATGAGATTGACTGGGTTGATACTAACCCAGTCGGCTCTAGTGGGAGTCGCAATAGGTATCTACGATGCTGGATTGTGGTTGCCCGGTGGAGAGAATGCAAATCAGTATGTCAACGGAATGACATATGCTATGGGGGCTTTAGCAGTCCAGATTCTAGCATATTACTTGTTCAAGATGTTCTTTGAGGAGCAGATGCAAGAGCGAGTTAGGATGTCAGAGATGCAGAGGCAGAGGGATTACCGCTTCAGAGAGCAGCAATTCAACTACGACCAGCGTCGTTCAGACATGGAACTACGCATGCAGGAGATGCAGTTGGAGAAGGAACTACTTTGGATGCAGCAGAATCCCGGTAAGATGCCCCCTTCTATGATGTCTAACAGTCAATCCGGTATCTCAGGATTAGGAGTTGACCTATTTAACACATCAAAACCTCCGTCTCATAACGCTAATGTTACCCAATCAACAAGTTTTGGTTTAGATTCTCTGGCTGATGAAATGGTTCGTGAATCAGTAGTTCCGCCTAGAGACATATCATCGAATAATATCCGTTTGAAGAAGGACGGAACGCCAGACCTTAGATATACGAAGGGTAGTGGCGATAACTGATGGGCAGGATATTCAAGACTCCAAAAGACGACTCTGTAGAGGAAACTCTACGGGCAATGCACCTTGCTAACACTGTTGATAACACCTACGAATGGGGTGTAGGTTGGCTTAGAACCATACTTGCTGCACTAGGAGCATCACTAGCAGTTAGTGCAATGGAATCATACAGTGATTTCACGTTTTGGGGTTGGACAGTTGAGTGGACATATCAGCAGGTTGAGAGTTTTGCTGATTGGCTCTACTCCAAATTGCCCAACTAGGTGAAGTAAATGGTAGGTGGAGGGAGTGTACTCGTTGGTGTAGCCATATACGGACAACACCTCTACAACTCATGGAAGCCAAGAAAAGTCGGTATCTACGGCACTAGCATGGTTGGCAAGACCACATTAGACCGCTATATGACCACTCCCGGTGAGATGGAAGAGATACACGAGGATGAGAGAACCAAACATTTCAAGTTACTAACAAGGTATATGCTACCCAAACCCACTAGGAAAAGAATATCTTGGCAAGGCGAAAAGAGAGTGGTATACTCAGCAGACATAGGTGGTCAAGAGAGATTCTGGAATCTGTGGATTGACGATATGGTGTCTAGACAAGTGGAATGTGTCATGTTTGTGTTTGATGACAGAGCCTTTGCTGGTGGACCTGAAGGTGCAGAGCAAGTTGCTGGTTTCAAGTATCTTGTAGATAGGCTTATCCAGAGAGATTACAGATATAGAACTCTTAGAAGCAGATTGAAGGGAAAGAAATACACGCCCAGAATGGTCATGTTAGTGGCTAATAAGGCAGACAGGTTCTTCGACAAGAAGGCTGCTGAACTATGGCAGCAAAACAGAATAGGTGAGCACAAGATATTCGACCCCTTCAGAGATGACCTAATTCGCTTGCAGAAAGCAAGGTTACCAACAAAGCGTGCTTTCATGGCTACTCGTGTGGGTTGGAATGTTGAACCAACCTTAGTAGAACTCTTGACCTCTTGAGTGACCTTTTTGATGTAGTAGGGTGTGCGACCTCCATGGCGAAGGGTAAGACTACCACAACACTCGTCCCCACAGGAGGGGGTAGTAACTCACTTAGAACTACTATACCCATGTGGATTGTTCAGCAGTTTGGTATGACTGCTGGAAGTAAAGTAGAATGGCGTTTATCGGCAGAAAACGGGCAAATGTCTATTCATGTGACACCAGCGGAGGTTGAATGATGGTAGGCGGTCTCTTAGATGTACCCGATAATATGTATCGCACAATAACAAGAACTCCGATGCAAACTCAGAGTCTAAGCAATTTGAATGACGCAGCAATGTTGAACATGGCCCAAATGGGCAATCCTCAGTTTAATCAAGCAGCGATTATGGAACAAGCAATAGCACAGCAACAGATGCAGCAGATAGCAGGACAGAAGAATCTCGAAGTCCCAAAAGTAAACTTCTACCCCTCCAATCACGCTGACCCTCGCAAAGCCAGAAGAAAAGATATCAAACAGGCATACAGACTACTCAAACCAACAAGGAGGTCTGTTTTAGACCCAAGAAGGTGGTTGGGAAGTCCATACAGATACACCAAAGACAGCGGTACTTGTGTTGTCGATGGTTGTGATTGCAAGCAACTCATAGAATACGACAACCTCTACGCACGAATCACAGATGAAGATACAGGTAGAAGTCTTTGGGACATGTACTGGCAGAATCCTATTTCAGGTCAAACTGAAGCATTCTTAGCGAGAAGTGGAGTAACCAGCGGTAAGACTCTCAAAGGAACATACTGCCCTGAACATCTACACCTCTATCACCTGCTCTGCAAATGGGAAGCCGCTCAAGACAAGGAAGATGAGATGAGACCTAGCAGATTCAAGGACAAGGTGAAGAAAGGAGTCAGTCTAGTTACTATACCAGTGTCATCACTGCAAGCCAATGAGGTTAGAGCGCCCGACTTAGTTCAGAAGTACGAGCCTTTCTTTCAAGAGATTGAGAAAGACTCACAGAGAACGAAGGGAATCAACGTATGGCACATACCAAATCCAGAAACAGGGTCAAATGATATCACTATGGTGCAATTTGACATGAGAATGTTTCAAAGAGAGGCTCATGAACAACAATTAGCAGCACAACAAGCGTTCAACACAGTTCTCAACCAACAGGCTCAAACCCTGAACCCCGCTGCGACTATGCAAGCACCACCTCCGGTAGTGCCCACTATAGCAACAGCAGTAAATCCAGCAGAGGTGATACAATGACATTAGGACTTTCAAATCTAGGGGGCACTCAAAACACCACCTCGCTTAGTCTAGGCACTGGTCAATCAAACGCTTTCGGTCAACAACCCATGCAGAACGGATACGCTTCCAATCAATACGGAACTTCCCCTCTAATGGGTGGTATTCTAGGGGGTGCAGGTATATCTCCTCAACAATACAACGCACCAGTAGCGCCACCTTCGGAAACTCAGATTCTGGCTTCGATGCTCAACACAATTCAACCAATTGACAAGTTCATCATCAGTCAGAACATGCCTATATTCATCGAGATGTTGTCTAATATCACCACTTTCTCCCTTCTCAATGTGTTGAAGAATGCAAGTTTTACTATGGATGAGGAGACAGGCAGTCTCTCACTTGATGTCACTTCTATGCCGAGCGACCTACAAACTCTAAGTGCTGAGAATATTATAGCACAACTAAACAGTCTACAGAATACATCTATGCAGATAATACAGAAGGCCGAGGCTGAGAGACAGCAGATACTACAGATGGCTGACCAATCTCTCATGCAGGGTATGTTGAACACAGCATTAGCAGACCCCGGTATGATGGAATCTGTAGGACAAGCCACTGGTGGCTTCATCAACAGAGCACTATTCGGGGGTAGAGTATGATGTCAGGACCTAGCAGAGGTTCGCTTCCTCTAGGAGTGCCGAACCAAGTGGCCAACTTGTCGTTAAACATGTTCTCCCACAAGAGAAGTGTCATTATCGACATGGTGATGATTCAACTCATCAGCGCAATACTCGTCATGCTTTTCGTTCTGGTCTTCAAGGCCTCTGACATCAGTCAAACTGATGCTTCAATGGCTATGATTGCGATATTCGTCTCCATGATGGGGTTGACTACGATATACACCAGAATAAGTAGGATGTAAACCTATAAATCAACAACGTTCATTTGGTGATTATACCTCCGGTCACTCGTGACCGAGCGAGAGCGAGTGGTCAAGAGGTCCTGCGCCTTTTGCCAATCTGATGATAGAGAGCAACTAGAACAGTCGCTCTTGAACGGTGAAATCAGTTGCAAGCAACTAGACAAGGACATGAATTGGAGGGCCAATACAGCAGACCGTCACTTCAAGAATCACATGGGTGAGTATCACATGGATTCCAACCATTCCTGTGTGGTTTGCACACATGACAGGAGAGGGGAGTTCGAGACAGGATACTTCGAGGGTATACTGCCTAGTGAGGATATAGCAGAAGTCATCGGTTGCTCCGAGAACTCGGTCTACCATCACATGAAACACCACTTCCAACCTCTCGTCAAGAAGGCAGCAGCATTCGAGGTCGCTATCACTCTAGGTCAAGAAGTCAATGTTCTCCGTACCAATGTCGAGAAACTCAACGACAAGTTCAATGAGTTGTTAGATTACGGTAGTGTGCATGAAGATGGTTTCGTCGGTGATGCAGTGAAACTACACAAAGAGGTAAGGGAGAGCATCAAAGACCTAGTGAAGTTAAATGACAGTTGGGGGGCAGACAGTGATGGTACTCAAATTAACCAGACGTTTAACATACTAAAAGTCGAATTAGCAAAGGAAAGCCCCGATAGTTGGAAGAGGATTAAAGAGCAGTTATTAGAACAGCAAGGCGAGTGAGGTGGGGAGATGGAGCAGAGGATAGTAATTACTGATTTACTACAGATGTCCCATCCGGGCTACAGACTCATCAAGAATGGTAGGGTAATCAACGAAAACGAACTACCCGTACTACTAGACTACGCTACTCTGGTGTACAAGAGATTCAAGTTCTATGTCAATCGAGATTCATATGGCAATCTTGAGTACTCATCGTTCCTCAATGACATAGTGGATGCTTTGAAGACCCTATCTGAGGATGACGACCCAGTGACGGTTTGGCCAGTGAGGGACACTCTGAAATCACTACTACCACTCTTTGAAGACGAATGCAGGAGAATGGGTAAGTGTTTCACCAACCCACCATTCGTCAAATCGTTCTACATCGAACTATCAGATGCGATATCACAGACCGCTAACTCCATGATGGGGGAGACTGAGGCGATATGACCGAGGGAATGATGGGTCGTGGTAGCGATACCAGACTATACAACTCAAGAAGCGAATCATCCACGATGTTCAGGTACAACGATGGATACGAGAGTCGCTACAACCCCGGTGACCCTAAGTACCTAGATGCTGAGAAGGAGAAGAAGCAGAAGGAGCAGGACAAGCAAGAGGAGAAACTCAAGAATAGAAAGCATGTCAAGGTCACACCTGCTATGCTCCAACAATTCAAGGACGACCCATCAGAAACGAGAGACGATACTGAAGAAGACCCCAGAAGCCTATCAGGTAGATTGACGAACGAGGGAGAAATCAACGCACTCACTGGGCCGCCCGGCAATGGTGGGTTCATGACCAGTTTAGCAAATCAGGCAAAAGGACCGGGAGCGGCATACGGCCACCCGGTATTCACAAGCGAGCCTATGGAGAACGCTTGGTCCTCATTGCTCAAGTCATTCGGTGAGAGTGCGGATACCGCTATGCTCAGACCACTTAGTGAGTCAGGTAGAGCAGACGACAAGGAAGCGGTGCGAGAGAGAAGAAAGAAGTTCAAGCCCAGCACAGGGCAGTTCAAGACAGGACCGGGAGGGATGAGCGGTGGTATCAACGCTACCGAGCGTTCTTACAAAGCCAAGAGAAGAGGTGTCACGAGAGGCAAGAAAAGAGGAATGATGCAAGCGCCACTCTCCGTCGAGATGGAGCACAGAGCCATCGCAACCAAGCAACCGATGAGCAAAGACCCCGGTGCATACAGGAGTTACATGGGTGCTCAAGGTGGTAGGAAGAGAACAGGAAACGTCAGAGTCACAGAATCAACACCCAATCCCAAGAATCCTAGGTCGTACAAGGCTGGTGAGACAGGTGCGGGCACAATCCAATCCAAACTACCGAGCGAGATGAAGCCGAAAGTACCAAGACCAAGACTCAAACCACATCGTGCTCCTCCAATAGTACCACCCAGAATCAGTGGTATGCCACATCTCAACATGGGTGGCTCTACACAATCCTTCTCCCCTAGAATGTCCAACCAATCAATGTCGATGATAGGCAAGAGTCGCAAGATGACGTGGGGAGACAAGCAGGAACTCAGAATACTCGCACAAAAGGTGGCAAGGCTACTTGACAAGAAGGATAACAAAAAGAAAGGGAAGGGAGACAAAGACACATCAGGTGGTGGCTCTAACTTACCAAAACATCCCTCTAACTCAAGAGACCAGACCAGCAAACCCAACGGACCAACAGAGAACATAGAGGAAGAGGAGATGCATGGTGCTGACCCTGTTGGTATCTACACCAGCAGGGCAGGTCGAACAGCATGAGCCTGCTCTTCAAATCCGTCACACATGCCTTACTTGCAAGTGGCATGCTCAGAAAGGGAGAGGGAACGTACACCGTTGACCCCCTGACTGGTGAGTTGGTGTTTCTAGGAGACACCCACCCAGACCAGTACCACGACCTCAACCCCACCAATGACATGGGGTTCGACCTACCCAAGAACGCCAGATACGGCGACAGGGCAGCAGAGGGAGATTGGGGCATGGGCGCTGATGGCGAGCATGTCTACACCGACATACACGGCAACGAGCACCGACACGGAATCGACGCACTGATAGCGAAGGTGTCCAAGATAGTCGGCAGCGGTGATGTCGCTAGACAGATGATAACCGATGCGATAGGCGACTACAACGACGACCATCAGGATGCGAAGAACCAGAGTCTACCTGAGGACATCATGTCACCTGAATGGAGGAGGCTGACCAAGGGTGATTTCTCCAGTCCAAAAACCACAGAGCAGGCGAACCAGTTCTCCGCTCGTGGCAAGGGTGGCACTTTCATCAACCTCAACATGAGTAGCGATGCCCGTCTCAAGCACTCCAAGCAGGGTCTAGCACAGCACCCTGAGTCGTACAGGATACCATTTGCACCTTATCTACACGACATCCTCAAGGAGGACTTCAACTACAAATCAAACTTTGATGAGGGAATCACGCATGGCTACATCTCAGGCAGGCACATATCCCCCAACACTAGGAGACTCAGAGGTGTGGTCGGTGAGAACCTAGCAGATGACATGACACTACCACCTGAGTTCAGGGAGATGCTCGGCCACTCATCCGTAGGTGATGTGGTGCACGACGATGTTCACAACTGGGAGATGGTTCAACACATGCCTCTTGACATATTCAACCCCCTTCCTGAATATGGAAAGGGAGTAAAGAATCCGGGTGGCACTAACATAAAGAAAGAAAACTATCGTAAATACATGTTGGAATTGCTACCAGCGATTGTCTCCAATCTCAACGAGAATAACACCGAGATGCTAGACGCTCCCCTATTCACGAGACAAGACGCATCAGGTCCTGTTGAAGGGCCTACAATCAGGGAGATATACGAAGAGACTAGATTCGGAAAGAAGTTCCCTGAACTTGACAGTTTGATAGACCAGATGGCCATGAGTCCTGATGCTCTTCAATTCATGCTCGGCAACCCCGCTCAGAAGACATCACGTGTCAATAAGTTGGTGAATACTCTCAAAGATACCCTGATAGGACATCCCGATTTGAAGGGGCAGGGGCAGCAGATGTTCGACAATGCAATGGAGAGGGTCACTGCCGGTAACAAGCAAGGAACTCACGAGAAGAAGGGCAAGGCGGTGCATATGCCAGCAGCCGAGTTCCTCGCACTCTCAGGTGTCATAGGAAGTCTAGACGCTCTCACTAACTTCTCCCAAGAAGAACCTGCTCATGAGACTTCTCAGGGTCAGAAAGACATGTTCTCCCTCTTAGGCTCTCTCATCACATTGGGTCACGGTGGCACGGTGCGTGAGTTCGCACCTGTGTCAGGAGAGGCCACACCCGGCCTAGTCCCCAAGTACTTGGATGGTCACCTCGATGTCAACAGACCACTACCTGAGCACATGCAGAACTACTTCGTGCCAAGCGCAATGACGGAGGCATACTACTCACCACTATCGACAGATGACGCAGACCCGATGGCGAAACCAGAAGCAAAGCCAGAAGCACCACCACCTAAACCGTCGTGGTCACCATCTGATGTGCCTCCGGGCGTAGATATGAATAGGCTTCGTGATATGATAGCCAGAGAACAGGCTAAGAACCCGCAACAATTCATACCACAATTCGAGCAGATGACCGGTAGGAAAATACCACCTAACATCATGAACCCCGTAGAAGACGTTGACCAAGAAAAGCGAAGAGATATGCTCGCAAGGGTCGCTTCCGCTGCTGCGGCACAAAGCCCTTATCAAACAAAGTTGACTGACTCCTTCCCAGTGGCAACCAGTTTCGATACACTATCCATCGAAGACAGACTGGTGAAAGCAATGGAAAGAGTCCAGATGCTTGAGGCCAAAAGGGACGTGGCTGTGCTCAAGCAGATGCCCAAGGAGAACCTTAGTGCTAACAAGGAGGACGACGTGTCATTCCTCGCCATGAAACTCGGTATCACCAAGCAGGATGTCAGAACCATATCCAACAGCAAGGGCGATTGGGACAGGATTGCCAAGGCATACAAAATCAAACCATCAGTAGTCAAGGTGGTCAAGGTCACACTGGGGGGAGAATGATGGGCAAGATTCTCGTCAAGTCGCCAGCAGTTGCTGCACCTCTATCTGCGGCTCTGGGTAATACAGTTCAAGATGCCTTCAGGGTAAAGACACCACTAGGAAGAGGAATCGGTGGTGCTCTCGGTGGCCTTTCAGCGCTGACATCCCTAGCAGATGCGAGCGAGAACCAACAGGATTTCATGAGTGGAGCACAAATGGCCGCTGGTCGTGGTGTGGGTACGTATATCGGTGCAGGTAAGGTAGCAGACACAGCGTCACCAGTGATAGGAGCGAAGGTGCAGGACTTCAAAGACCGACGCAATCAGGTAGGGAGATACAACGCACCTAGTTCTGACTACTCTCAAGGTGCAGCACCTGAAAGCAGAGGGGTCAGGGGCTTCAACGAGCAGGGTGCGAGGACATACACCCAAGTCCAACCATCCTTCGACTCCACGATGTTTGACCCGGTTGACGCACAGCAAACAGCCATGGCCAATCTTTCAAGACAGAACACAGCAATGGTAGATGCATTCAATGCAGGTCAGGAAAAGGAGAATCAACTACCAGTCGGAACTGTGATGCCGGGCTACGGCAACCCCAAACCAGTACCCACTCAACCCGGAGAGAAGTACGGACAAGAGGTACAACTAGGACCTTACCAGACCATGGGTACAAACCAAGCAAACCAGATTCTAGGAGGACAAGTGGGAGTCTCCCCTCCAGCAACTCCTACAATGTCTCTTGAGGATGCCAACAAGAAACTAGGACCTAATTTCCAAGATTCAGCGTTTAACGTGCCCCAGAACTTCCAACTCGGAGTGTACGGAACACCAATGGGTGGGGGCAACCAAGCGATACCGGGGCAGAAAGGAATACAGCCCAACATGTTCAATCCCAGTGCACCAACCACCAGCGTGACTCCTCCCCCAGAATCAAGTGTCGATGCTACCTCTGAGTACTACGCTACACTCTCTCCTGAGGTACGGCAGATGATTATGAATCAGAAAACCGCAGGAGAACCGATGGAACTGGCTTTTATGTTATTGAAATCGGTGATGGAATGAGCGACGAGTCGATGGATGACTTCATCATCCAGATGGACAGGGAGATGTGCAAGAAGTCATTCGAGTACTTCTTCGTGGACATACTCGGTTTCCTGTTCAGCGGCCATCACCAATCTTGGAAGGACGGACTTGAAGAATCGCAGTACTACTGCGTGAAAGCATCTCGTGACCACGGCAAGTCCGTGTTCTTCATGTCCTATGCATTGTGGCTTGCCGCATTCAATCCCGGCAAGCACATCATGATTTTCTCACACTCCCTTGAGCAGACGCTTGAGCACATGCGCTTCATAAAAAGCAACATCGACAGGACCGATTGTCTTCGTGACCTCATACCAGAGGGCAGACCTTGGGCTAAATCGTACTTCGAGTTCTCCAACGGCTCTCGTATCATGGCCAAGTCGGTCGGTGGTGCTACTCGTGGTTTCCACCCCGACGTGGTTGTCTGTGACGATATCCTGTGGGGCACTAGCGGCACTGAACTACAGAGAACCGCAGATTGGTTCTACGGTGTACTACTTCCAGTTCTCCACCACAGCAGCAAACTCATGATGGTAGGAACTCCATTCAGTTACAACGACCTGTATGCTGAGTTGGAGCAGAAGGAGACGTTCCGTGTGGAGACCTTCCCTGCGATAAACAACGAGGGAATTGCACTTTGGCCTGAACGTTGGAACATAGAGGCACTGGAACAGAGGAGGCTTTCCATGCCAGCAATACAATTCAGCCGTGAGTATCTATGCGAGCCTATCCACGATGTGGCCAGTATGTTCCCGATGGACATACTAGAAGGTGCTAGGGATACAGAACTCACCCTGATAGACAGGGCTGAAACTAACTACAACGAGGAGGGAGAGCCTGACGGTGTCTTCGGTCAACACTTCATAGGGCACGACCCAGCCATATCATCCGACAAGAACGCTGACTTCACAGCAATGACTGTCATGAGGCAGATTCCAGATGAGGAGTTCAAGCAGATAGTACACGTCGTACACGAGCGTGGTATGTCTTCGATGGCACAAAAGAGGATGATGGTAATGCTCAACAACAAGTTCAGTCCCGAACTGATAGAACTTGAGGGTAACAACTTCCAGAGGATGCTTGAGCAGGAGATGAGGGAGATGGCGGCAGACATGCCAATCCGTGTATTCATGACCACCAGAGCCAAGAAGGAGTCATTGTTCATGTCATTACTTCTGGCGTTTGAGCAAGGTCACATCAAACTACCATACGGCGACGAGAGAAGCAGAAAGTACACACATGAGGTTGAGAGCCAGTTAAACAGATTCGGCATGCAGAAGAACGGCAGGCTTGAGAGCGTGGGTGTTCATGACGACTTGGCGATGAGTCTGGCTCTCGCTAATTGGGCATCAAAGGAGTTCAAAGGAACGGTTGTCCTCCTAGATGATTATATGCCGGGCTTCGACAGCATGTTCGGCGGGAAGGAACAGTCCGGCGGAGGGTGGCTAATACCCTGAGGTGAGAGAGATGGTAAGATACAACAATAACATTAGTACAAACATATCAGACAATACGACAGGCGTTTTCTACACATACTGGGGTGAAGACAATCTGGTATAGTGCCATACTGAAGGAAGACATAGACTTCCAGACTGAAACCATACAGAAGGAAGAGGAGAAGTTCACTCCCTCATATGCATTCTCCAACACAGGAAACGGTTGGTTCGAGACTCACTTAGGTTGCAGTGCTTCCGATTTTGTACTGAGACTTAGGAAGATGAGGAGAAACAACAAGGACGTAAAGGCCGACATCGACCTATTGATTGACGATGTCAGGACACTCAAGGCGCTAGAGGTGAAGACCACACTCAAAGGAATATCTTGGGCAAACGGCAAAGAGAGCACGATAAAACAACTTGGTGCTAGTGATAGAGACCTCAAGAGCCTCAGGAGATTCGGTGAGAGTCGAAGAGTCGGTCTCATACAAGCCTGTAATCTATGGGACAGCGCAGACTCATCATTGAAGATGCTAGACCAATTCACAGATGTATGGGGAGAACATGAATCACAGGCTTGGGCAACCGCAATGCAGAGCAAAACCGATGCCAAGAAGATGTGGAGAAGCACCCTACATCAATCTAAACGTCTGACACAGAAGGAGCAGGACACACTGACCAAGGCATCACATATACTGCAATTAGAAGGTGCTCTCTCCAGCAGGAGACTACAGGAGAGAATGCTAGACCAGTCCATATTACACAAGAGCATGACAGCAGGCAAATTGTCCAAGTTGCTCTCGATGTACGGTGAGGAGTACGATATCATCAGCGGTCCTAAGAAGGGCACATTCGTCAAGATGGATGACGATGGAATCATCATCAAGAATCCTTGGTCATATGCCGCTGACTTCCTAGAGTCGGATGGATTCATCAAAATCTCTGAGCGAGGTGAGGTTTCACTGGGCTTCATATCACCGGGAAAAAGAGGCAAGGTGCATTGCGAGCAACTGCACAAGATGATTCAAGGTGGCTCTCTGCAACTCAATAGAAAAATCTCGAAACAACATACAACTCAACACAGACTCATCTTCAGCATGGACAATGAGGTGTCTAATATCCTCAAGAACATGCTACCATATCTATCTTCTAAGAAGGAACAAGCGGAATATGTGCTTGAAAAGATGGAAACACTCAAGCACGACGCTCTACACGACTCTGCTAAACAGGTGGGTGATGTAGATGGCAGATGAGAGTCCTGTTAGAAGATTCCTAGACTCTTTGAACCCTTTCAAGAGGCGAACTACACCTCAACCACAGATGCCCCTGTATACCACTGGGATACAAGAACCAGTGCTGGCTCAGGGTATTACCATCCCAGCCCTGTACGCTGTATCACATGAGAACCTGATTCTCAGAACAGTCCTGTCAAAACTACAGCAGGAGATATTCAGGAGAGGGTACTTCTGGGAAAAGAGATTCAGATTCAAGTGTGACACCTGCGGCGAGGAATACCATCATGACGTAGAGATGTGCACATCATGTCAAAGTCCGGTAAGACCACCAAGTCCAGACGAGATTATCTACCCAAGATGGCTTCTCAAGGAGCAGAACTCGATGGAGCAAGATTTCATGCATGTTCTGTATGAGATAGAGAAGGACCTCAATGTCGTTGACGACGCATTTCTAATTATAGTGAAGGAGTATTACGTTGACCCAGATAATGGAGAGATACAGTTTTTCAGAGTAAAGGAACTCATTCGTGGCGACCCCATATTCATGCGTATAGTATCAGACAAGAGAGGAGTCAGAGGTGGTAGGTACAAGGTCTGCCCTCTTCACAGGACGCAGGTATCATATCCCGGTCAAGAGGGTGACTGCCAAGTCTGCGGTGGGCAGATGGAAGACGTGCATTACATCAACATGGCTGGTAGCGGTAAGAGTCAGTACTACCTCAAGGGTGAGGTACTACACGTCAGCAAGTACAATCCCTCGAAACTCTACGGAAGAAGTCCAGTCAACACAATGTGGAGACAGGCCATGACACTCACAGCGATGGACAATTACATGTACACATCCTATCAGAAAAGAAGAGCACCCAAGGGAATCATATCAGTCACGACCGACAATCTAGAGTCGATGAAATCCTTCTGGAAGACAGTCGATGAGAAGATGGAGAGAGACCCCCACTACATTCCTAAAGTCGGTATAGAGAGTTCCAGTGGAAGAGGGGGTGTCAATTGGATTAAGTTCATGGACACGCTTGAGGAGATGCAGTACATCGCTGTTCGTGACGAGATGAGAAACAGGATAGCAGCATTCTATGGGGTATCAGCAGTCTTCATGATTGACAACGGCAAGAGTGGCGGTCTCAACAACGAGGGGATGCAGATTCTCGTTACCAATCGGGCTGTGGAGTATGGTCAGAAGGTATACACCGATGTGCTATTCCCACGCATGCTCAAAGAGATGGGAGTAGAAGACTGGAAATTAACACTCTACCCGAACGAGGAGGAAGATGAGATAACCAGACTCAGAAGAGACGAGATGGAAGCCAACCTAGCACAACGAATGATGATGCTAGGATACAAACCCGAACTACTCGAAGAGGGAGAGAGGGACATTCGTTTCGTATACAAGAAGGTAGACCCTATGGAAGGACAAGGGATGCCGCCCGGAGGCGGTGGTATGCCTATGATGCCACCCGGAATGCCACCCGGAATGCCACCGGGAGGGGCAATGCCGCCCGGTATGCCGCCCGGAGTCATGCAGAGAGTACAGGGTATGCCACCCGGAATAGCAAATCCCGGTGGTGAAGGTATGGGTATCAGAAACGCACCACCAGCAAGGCCTGAACAAAGAGCCACAGCAGGAGCAGGCTCACCGTTTTCCAACGTCCAACAGAGAGGACCACAACAAACTCCCGTTCAGAGAGCACAACGTGGCATTTCAGACGCAAAACGCCCTCGTGGTGCATAAGGATAATTAAAGGAACAACACTTCGGAGGGCACGAGTGAGTATGGACCTATTGAAGTTAGACCCGATGGCTAGGAAGTTAAACGTGCATGCAGAAGCCTTCACCAAGGCTTTTGAAAATGGAAACGCAGATGATGCGAAACAACATCTAGAGGAGATGCTGAAGTTCGGTGGATACCTGCACGAGGACCTAAGTGTCAAACTAACCAAAGCGGATAACCCGCTTTCCGAATACGTAAATGGTGTAGCACCTATGAAGTTCAATGAGAGAGGCACTAATTTCGATGTCAATCAAAGAGACAGTCAGTTGCCGGGCACAATCATTTCTGCACGAAGCAACAGCAGGATGAGACCCCACACTGGTACTTTCGGAAGAGCATACAGACCAGAGTGAGGATTAAGTGTGACAACCGAAGAGAGTGGAACAGAGCGGTTAATGAATGCTCTAATCAACAAGATGGAGTCCATGGACCGTTCTCTCGATAGTTTGAAACAAGAGAACATAGAACTCAAGAAAATGATTCAAAGACCCGGAAACCTACTCAAAAGAGCAGGTTTCATATCAGTCAACACACCTCTCTCTGAGGATGTAGAAACTGATAATTTCAGAGCAGACCTAGATATGGGAGAGGCTACTCTATTGAAAGGCAAAAGAGTAGACATTGGTGTGATGAGCAACGAAGACGTACACCAGATGTCTTGGGATGACATTCACGATTTGGCAGACAGCACCAAGAACGTGGAGGTATTATGATGAGACCGAGATATGAAGAAGTTTCCAATGAGGCAGAAGCACTATTGAAGAAAGCACAAAATCTAGCAAAGAGGGCAGAGAAACTTGAGAAATCCGCTCAACCTAACTACGAACAGACTTTCTCCACAAAACCAGAGGGCATGCATTTCGTATCAGAGACCGGTGGACAGACCAAAAGCGCAGGGTACTCGACCAACGGACATCTACTAGATGTGGAGGACGTAGCCAACAAAGGTGCAACTTCCAGTTCCTTCAATGTCGAAGAACTTGCAAAGAGGATGAATGCACATCAAGGTGGAGACCAAGACCGTGACGTTTCCACAGACAACAAACAACCAGATAGAGACTAGGTGGTAACGTGTGTATGAAGACTCAGTATCCACGTTCGTGAAGGCAAGAGAACAACTCCTGCTCAGTATTCTAGACGGACTAGACGTAGATGGAAGTATAGAGGAATACGTCATCGCCAAAGCGGTGATGGAGCAGGATGGCTTCACCAATGACATCACTTGGAAGGAGAACATATGCGAATCCTTCGTCAGAAAAATGACTTACAATGGTAAAGGATACATACCGAAACAACAATTCCTAGCCATACAAGCCGAGCAGAACCAACAACATCTCTCCAAGACTCAACCTTGGAGAGGCAGGGTCAAGAGGAGAGGGGCTTCGCACCATCACGACCTTGAGGTCGCAGATATGGGTATAGTACCCTACGGTGATTCCAAGTCCAATCCCTTCAGCAGTCACTACGACCCGTCGAAGAGGATGCTACCCTCAGGGCGTTCAATCAGAGACGAGTTGATGGTCAGGCAGATGCTACCCACGCTCACCAACCACAAGACCCACGGAAAGATATCAGCGGCTGTGGAGCATGCACAAGACAGGATGCTCAGGAAGAAGGGCAGTCCACACCACAAGGGTATGGAGAAGTTGGACCTAGAGGGCAACACAGTGAGGAACTTCCACGGTCTCGGTCCTCTCGGTGGTCTGAAGGACGTATCACTCAAGACCATGCAAGACGTGTACGAGAGGGACTACCAGCGCTGGCTCAGTGGTGACGAGGAGTGGAAGAGCATCAACCCTGAGACTGGTGAGGTGGACCACGACGGGTCTTGGAGGACAGGCTCTATCGCAGATGCCAGAGCAGAGGGGCTGTCAGACGAGATACCAGAAGGTCACTTCCATTCGCAGGAGGAACTGGCTCTTAGGAAACTACACGCAGACGACAGGGCTAGGAGTTGGAATCACAAACACATGGACACTGAGGTCAAGGAGCAGCCCTTCGACTACGCACTAGCAGACAAGGAAGGCAAAATGCCACCAGCGGAGACTATCGACCATGGATACAATCTGGGTCTTGGTGGTTTCATACACCAACTACAGTGGTTCTCTCCCAGAGAGAGGACAGCGATAATGAACAAGATGCAGGATGGTTTGGACAAGGTGGGAAACCAAGACATCAAACTACCAGACGGCACTACGGTATCTGCTGGGAGGATAAAGAGGTCAACACAACACATACTCAATTCAATGTCAAACTGGGGTGGCAGGAAGCATGGCTTCACTAACGAGAATATCATACCACATAGGGAGAATAACGAGGAGCAATTATCCAACAAACAACAAGACGAGTTCTTCTCAGCACTTCACGACATAGTGCATGATGACGACTTCGAGCACAGGGACACTATACACGACAACCTCAGAGAGGCTCTGGGTCTGGAGTTCGTCAAAGCCAATGATGAGAACGGTCTTGACAAGGATGGTCACTTCCACAAGGAGACCGGCAAGGCACACAAGGAGTTCAACCACCTACCCAAGTTGTCGAAGCACAGTGAGAGGTCAATCAAGAGATACCAGAAGAAGAAAGAGGGTGCATCCGAGGAGGATGCGATAGCCGCTCACTATGACAAGTCCCTGAATGACATAATCAACACAGGCCATAAAGAAGATGTTAGGCTATCCAAGAAGGAGATTCTCTACGCATTGGGATACAACGAGGACATGACTGAGATGAGCGAGGATGACAACCATCACTATCCCAACTTCTCAGGTCCTCTGCTCGACAGGGACACACTAATGTCGGTACTCTCCAAAGCCAAGTCTCAAGGAGACCTAGGCAAGGATGCCAAGGACATACGCAACGACATGCTCCTACATGGAGGTCTGTACTTCGATGAGTCCGAGATTGACCCGGAGATGGCCGAGGTCATGCAGGACTTGAGGATTCCCGATAGCACAGGTCACTACGGCCTAGGTGCTTTCTTCGCTCCGGCCTTCGCTGCTGGTGGTCTTGGTAGAAACCCACACACGTTGATGGAGATGATTTTCAGGCACTTCTCAAACGCAGAGGGTGAGAGTCATCTAGGGATGGTAGATGGTGAGCGCATAACACCCAATGAGTTCAACATAGGAATGATTGCACCTTTCCTCAATCACAAGCGTGGTGTCTTCAACACCCCAGCAAATATACTATCCAAGTACGGACAGTCTATGGTCGTAGGAGGAGACGGCACGACTCCGAAGAATCAGATTCTCGCAAACCTTTCACACTTGTCACCCGGTCTGGTCAACACCATATCCAGAATGTCAGAAGATGATGTGAAGGAGAAGTACGGCAAGTTCTTCAAAATCACCAAACCCGACTACGCTTCCGGTGCTACCAACTCAAGAATACCGCACGGCAAGGGGTACAAGAGGTCAAAAAAGAAAGAGGCAGACATAGGCGCTACGAACCTAGCATCAACCATAGGAGTGGGTGAGGCGTTATCGACCGGAGACAACGTGCAGGATACATACGAGGAGAAGATAGACCCAGACCAAGTTTCTACACATCAACATATCTGGGCACACGCCATAGCAACCATGTTGGGAAGAACCGGAAACGAAAGACCTCGTGGTAGACTGAGACTGGACAAAAAAGTGTTGGGAGTGAACCTTCCATCTTTCGGTGCTAGGAGCGGTGATGAGCAGGCCATTAACGAGTTTTTCCAGCATATGGATATTGACCTACCGAAAGAGAAAGAATTACGTGGAAAGCACTTACAAGGCCAAACCAGAACAGTTTATTCTGATGCTCCAAAGGCTGAAAGTAGATTAAGGGAGCGCATGGACAGGGTACAATCCCATCACCAAGCAATAGAACGGATGGCGATAGTTCTCAGGCAACTCAAACCAGAGGGCACGTTCAGCCCTGACAACCCCAACTTGGATGCGGAGATTGACGGTCTGTTCAGGGATGCCAACATGGTCTTGATGCATCTACCGAGGGGTGCGGAGATAGAACTACCCAACGGTGAGACTTGGACAAACAACCTCAAGGTGATGGAGCATGGTTTAGACAAAAAGCAAACAGACTTGCAGAGGACTGGACTCCACAGACTACCAGAGCACATGCGAGAGCACGGATTCAGAGTAGACTCGAAAACAACCCTAGACGACCTAGTAAAACATCTAGGCATGGGTGAGGATGGTACTCACTCAGCGCACTATGGAAACGTGCTGGACTCGATAAAAGCGTCACTCGACCCCAACAACGAGGATGACCACAGAGTAATCATGTCTCTCAATTCCATGACGACAAATCCCCCTGAGTTGTATATAGGAGAGGGCCAAAGGATGTTCTTGGGTTATGATGACATAGAGCACATGCATGACCATGCAGGGAAGATATTCGCATCCACTAGAGACCGCACCTCCGACAACAAGAGACTCTCCAACGAGGAGTCTGAGGAGAAGTACGGTTTTTCCCAAGATGGTTTACTTGGGTACACAAAACGCATAGAGTCCCAGATGAGGGGACTCAGGGGTCAGGTCAACAGCCTTCCCAAGGAGGTTCAGGACAATCTAGGTCTGACGTACTTCGCAGCCCCTGAGATAGGTAGGGGTAGGGAAAGACGCTCTCTGCTCTCCAATAAACCAATCAAAGCACGACGAAGTGGTCAAGCAGAGGGTGGTGATTTGAGAAGAAGAGCAGACTACATTCAACATGCGAGCAAGGACCTCTTCGTGCATGACCCCAACTTCGACCTATCATCGTCACCTGCTATGATTGAGAGTGAGGCCATAGGATTCGGAGCAAGGGATTTGCACCCTATAGGAGTACAAGGCACACCCGTCATGGACCTCTACGGATACTCAGGACTCATGGAGCACGGCAACCACAGACTCAGGAAACCAGCCGAGTCATTCGATGCCACCTTCGGTAAACTCACGTCAGGACCGACAGCCGCTCCTCAGCCGATGCACGCAGTACCCATGTCAGTCATCCAACAACATTTCGGGGGAGAAGTGGCAGCAGCAGTCCAGAGCCTCGATGACCAGAACGTCTCTATGACGGGTGCTAATCAGTACATGGTCTACCCAGACGGTACTGTACCAGCAGCCCAGCCTTACTCGATAACGACCAGCGAGCCATCTGACTACGCAGCCTTCCTTCTCAACCCAGACTCACTGATGCTGAAAGGGGATGACACACCGAACTTCGTACCGCCAATACGACCCATGCACAGGATATTCAACTTCAAGGACATGGAGCAACTCAGGGGTTTCACTGGCTCTTGGGTGGTATCCAAGTGGTATGAGGGAGAGAGGGTCGTGGTCATGAAGTTGAACGACAAGGTATCAGCGTACAACGAACATAACTCAAGAATGAGCATTCCTGATTGGGTCAAGGATGGTGTCAACAACCTAGGGAAGAAGGACTGCACATTAGACGGTATACTCTCAGATGACGAGTTGCACATCATCGACATCACCTACTACGATGATACCGATATAACAGATATGACCATACAAGAGAGACTGAAGATACTCAGGGGACAGTTCGATGGATACGACAACGTCACTGTGCCCGGACCACACGACACACGCATGACTGACGATGATGGTCTGGAAGACACGGTAAAGTCACTTCTTGAGGAACATGACTGCCTACTCATCAGAGACGGTAAAAGCACATACATGAAGGGAGAGAAGAGACACCCGAAGTGGGTTCTACTCAGACCCAACAAGAATGTCAACCTCAGGATTCTAGACAAGAGAGGCAAGAAGAGCATCACATACAGGTTAGGTGCAGGACCTCTGATTGACGATGAGGGTATAGAGAATGCCACAGTAGACTACGAAGGGGAAGTATATCTAGACGTAGGTACGGTATCTAGTCCTAAATCATTTGAAGAGGGTGACATAGTCGAGGTGGAAGTTACTGGCATCAAAAGAAAGAAAATCAATGGGAGAGAAGTATACGACTTGAATCCAGTGAAGATAGTGGGTGAGGGAGAAGGTGAGTCCAGCGTCAGCATGGAGACACTCAACATACTAGCCAAGTCCGTACCAAATCTACACTTCCCGCATGATGTGGATATAGAGGACAACACCTTGATTGTCAAGACATGCATTGACAACGACGTATTCTACACATTGGAAAAATCAGACTTGGGATATTGGGTACACTCACCACGCACACTCCTCTCGGAGTTCGGTGAGTCAGACTACTCAATCAGATTGTCTGACAGTCTCAAACCATATTGGTCTCAGGTTGCTAGCATGATACTCAAAGGCAAGGTCGAGAAAAGACCCATACCTGAGAAGAAAGTACAGGACAAGGCCAAGACCTTAGCAGAAAAGAACCAACTGCTCAAACCACAGATGGAGAAAGCCCTCGGTGTTATGGTTAGGGTTCTGGATGCTCTAGAGAAGGGACATTTTCCAATGAGCGGTGGAAAGGGACTAGGAATAGAACTAGGTGGTAGTGTAGAAAGTCCTAGAGGACCAACAACCCTAGATGGGGAGCAGACCTTGCCTGACTATGATATGAGGGCAAGACCCACAGAAGATGATGAAAAACCATATCCACATATGAAGCGACAACAAAAGAAGGATAAGGGTATCAAAAACGAAGATTCAGGTCCAGATAAAGAAGCAACAACAGTTTAGTTTGTTGCCGCTTCATATAAGTAGTATGACACAGTAACTCTGAGTCAGTGTGCTATCCCCATTGCGACAACCTCAGTCTGGAATTACACTCATCAAGGGTGGAGACCTCGTTGTTGCCGGGTATGCTAGCGTAGAAGTAGTTGACAAGCAAGGAGACAAAATTACGAAAGAAGCATTGAAAGGCGCATTCAAGAAATACATGGAGGACCACAGATACAGAAACGTGCAATTAGCGCATTCTAACATTCAAGTGGGTGAAGTAATTCCTAATTATACAGATAGTGAAGGGAGGTTGTGGAAAAGCGAAGTTGACGATGTCGGAATGTTTGTAGTTGTAGAATTACGAGACGACATCGAAAAAGCAAAGGAAGTCGCTGCCGAAATACGAAAAGGCTCATTGAGAGGTTTTAGTATTGGAGGGCAGGCATTCAAACGAGTCAGAAAATCAGACCCGGTACATGGAGACTACCAAGAAATCAGCAAACTTGAACTACACGAAATCACAATTTGTGAGAAAGGAATAAATCCAGAAGCAACATTTAGGATATTAAAAGAAGATAAAAACAAGGTGAAAAAAATGACAGAAGCAGAAAATGATGTAATGACGCAAATGACAGATGTCCTGTCACGTCTGGAAGGAAGACTCGACTCCATGGAGAAAGGGGAAATGCCACCGGGCTTGAAAGAGCATATGCAAGGCAAGAAGAACGACGACGACGGCGATGAGAAAGACGACGAAGAGAAAATGTATGGTGACAAGAAAGAAGCCATGAAAGATGAAGAAGACAAAGATGTCGAAAAATCACAATACTCTGACGTTATCTCCTCTGAGTACCTAAATTGGATGGAAGACACTCTGAAGAGTGCAGGTGTGGACACAATTTCCGCACGTGCTCACTTTGATGATGTCAACAAGGCAAACCTTGGTTCTACCCCAGAAGAAATTGGAGACGGAGCAACAAGGTTTGGTGGACAAGCACCAAAGAGGGAATCCGTAGACGGAAAGCCAGAAGTCCCCAAGGCCAACTTTGGCTCTGGTGGAAAAGGCAAGAAATCCACACTAGAGAAGTCTGACTTCCTAACAGCAGACAGAGTATCTGACTCAGACATCGAGGCAGCATACGAGGTCTACAAAGCAGCAGCACTGGAGCAGGAGTTCAAGGGAAGCCTAGAAAACCACTTCTCCAGCAGATTCGCATCAGAGAGGCAACACGAAATAGCAAAAGCAGAAGCAGCAGCATTCGATGCTCGCAGCCCACTAGCCGCTATCGAGAAGTCTCTAGCCGCTCTTACAGAGCGCATCGACAGCATCGGCTCAGTAGAGTCCGGTTCTACAATCGCAAAATCAGCAGCATCCCTTCCAACCGTTGAAATCCCTTCAACTGAGGAACTCGCAACAATGAGTTGGGACGAGGTACATAACCTCGCAAACAGCACCTTCAGGAGTGATTAAGAATGGCAAGAAACTACGTACGCACAATAACAGACATGGAAAGATACTACTACGGAGCAGGTAACTCAATGGGTTACTCCTACTCCGGCAGTGAACTATTGAAAGCAGATGCACCAATGCTCTCTTCAACCGCTGGAACATACAATGCAATCTACGGACGCAAAGTATGGTCGCAGATGAACCAAGAGTTCAACGCATTCAGCATACTACCGAAGAGACCTTGGGACAGGTCAGGATGGAGAGTTCTAACTGACAAACCTAACTCAGGCGCAATACACGGTGGAGTTGCAGAGAATGCAGCCCTACCAGACACAGTAAAGCCAAAGTTCGAGCACGTGGCAGCAAAACCAAAGACAATCGTTCACACGTTCGACATGTCCGAGACTGCTATCTTCCTTGCTGACAAGGATGACGGAATGGGCGACATACGCTCAGTCCTGAAAGAAGAGATGGGCAAGCACCACGCAGAGATGACCAACAAGATGCTTCTAACAGATGTATCTACAAAGGCTGGTAACAACTTCGAGTCTCTTGACAGAGTAACTATCGGTGACACGAGTGTAATGGCCGCTGGCGGTACTCACTACGATGACAACGACGAGGACATCTACTCCATCGACAGAAGCGCAACTACTGGCGGCTGGGGATATGCTGAGGCTAACACTGGTGGCACTGGCGCAACTGACAGGGTTCTAAGCCTAGACCAACTAGACGACCTATTCCAGAAAATCTGGGTACGTGGTGGAAACCCCAAGGTCATTCTAACTGGATACGACACTCTGATGAGACTACAGCAACTGCTACAGTCCCAGCAGAGGTTCATGGAAGAGAAGAGAGTCACCCCAACCTACAACGGTGTCAAGGGTGTACCGGGAATGGAAGCCGGATTCGTAGTAGCAACCTACAACGGAGTTCCAATCATCCCTTCCAAAGACGTAGAATCAGATGTAATCAGCAGGATGTACTTCCTAGACACTGACTACATGTACTTCAGCACGGCGATACCAACACAATACTACGAGAGTGGAATTGAGACTGGTGACCCATTCGCAATCAACAGACTAGGGCAAGAAGGAATGTACAGGACCATGGGAGAACTATGGACGACTTTCTTCGGTGGACAAGGGAGCATTCGTGACCTTAAGTGAGTCAGTCTGGAGATAATGGAGGAATAAAAAATGGCACACGTACAAACAACAGTAACAACGACATACTTAGACATACCAATGGGTGGAAACACTGGTGGGGCATTAGAAAATGTCCCTAACGCAGACGGCACAGTAGCCGCTAACACAGCATGGCAAAGTGCAGGTGGAGCAGCATTCGTTGCAGGAACGTCAGGATACCCCGGTACTCTGGATGCTTTCGGAGCAACGAACACGCAAGGTACTAACAAACCAGTATCAGGTCTACGATTGATTTCGGTTAGTCTGACTGGTGATACTGGTACTGCACACACCTTCGATGTGAATGCTTTCAACAGCAATTACAGCAAGGTCTACGCAGTTCTGAGTCTAATCAACGACACAGATACCGACGAGTCCCTACTCGCAGCAGCAACAGTAGTTGCTCATGAGGCTGGAACAGTCGCTTACACCACCGCTGGAAACACAGACGTAGTTCTACTAACGGCTATAGTAGGCTGAGGTGGTTTCAGTTGCCAACCGTAACTTTTCTCGGACCTCACCACAGGAGAAACTCTCCTGATGGTGGGCCTGAGTTTGTTAGGACGGAATCGCAGGAAAAAACCCAAGAGTGGGTAGACCAATGGAGAAACAGATTACCAGCAGAAAGGTGGGCAATCGAGGGAGACGAACCCCTCACCACCGATGCTGGTAACGACGGTCTACCAGATGATGGATGGCGCAGAGCCGATATCATAGATTGGATAAGAGATAACGGCGGAACTGTCGGTAGGGTCTACCAAACCAAGACTCAACTACTAGCACAAGTCGATACAATTCTAAACCCACCCGCACCTGAGCCGGTTGTCGAAGAGATAGCCGAAGAGCCAGTTGTGGAAGAAGTGGTTGAGGAAGCGGTCGAAGAGACGGCAACAGAAACAATAATGGAGGAATAAAAAAATGGCAATATCATTTGACCCAAGACCAACGATAATAGGAAACCTAGTGCTAGTGACTGGTACTTTTGCAGACGGCGATACAAGCATAGACTTCTCAGGACACTTGGCTAGTCTAGTTTACGGCGATGTAATAGTAGTAGGCGGAGACAACAACCCGACTGAGGAAGCAAACCCGGTAGCAATTGGTGCAAACGGCACTACCCTGCACTTTAGTGAGAGCGCATCTCTAGGCGGAAGGTTCATTGGCATAGGTTTCCGCAATTAAGGCGGTGACCTAGATGGCAAAGACACTTACGATACTTGGACCGTTCGCCCCTACTGACTTCAACAGCAGTAGTGCGAAGACGACGATGCAGAACGCAGTGATTGCTGCTATAGGCAGTAACGCACCTGTGGCAGTTGACCCACATACGATTCTGGGTAACGTGTATATATTTGTGACAACGAGTTGATGGTGAGGGATATGAATGGGTTTCGATATACAAACTCTTGAACTCAGCGACATAGAACGTGCACAGAAGCAGAACGTCAAACTAGCAGAGACTCTTGGAACTGGCTCGGTATTCAATACCGACAAACCTCTGGCAGGCACTGTCAGCAAGCAGAACAAGAGAGTCGAAGACATAAGCGATATACTCAACATAGGTGCAGGAACACGGTGCAAGCACTGTGGTCTCCTTCACTTCATGTTCGTGGAGAAGTGCAGTTCATGCAAGAAACCGATGGAGTACAACATGGGCCACAGGAATGAGGAGGCTCGGTGGTAATGCCACAGGTGTTCAGTCCCGGTGAGGCAGAGACAAGGCCTCTTGACCCCACTGCGATTGTATACACCACAGCACAGAAAGTCGCAGATTTACTAGACATAGGACCACAAGAAGCAGTTCTAATGAGCAAAGATGCAGACTCTGATGCCATATACATCACTGGTGCTGACTATCGTAATATCGGATTTTCAGTAGGAGATAAAATACGAATCTACAGTGACGCTGACCCCCTAGGTGAAGAGGACCTCTCCATCACCGCTATCGGCAAAGGTACTTCAACTAAGGCTGGTAGTGTCAAACTCACATTCTCAGGCGCTACTCTCACTGCTACTGACTACGAGGTAGCAGACAATGGATACGTGCAGAATCAAGCATCATTCACCAACGGCAGGACAAGAGGACTGACCAAGGACAAGGTGGATGCCATCATCAGACGCATGCAGGACAAGATAGACAACATGACACACAACTCATGGAGACCGAATCTCGTCACTGCTGAGTACATCAACTTCGACACATACAAACCATACAGGCGTAGGTACTACACGGATTACGTGGGTACTACCCCTCTTCTATATAGAAACGTACAGCAACTCCTACGTCTAGAACTATGGCAAGGAGATGACTACAGGGAGATTGGTGCAGCAGAAGCACGTATTATCATACCAGATAGTGTGAACACCTTATCAGGCTCTATCGTTCTATGCCCCGGAAACAGCACAGCATCTACTGTCACTTTGACTATGGGCACTGCATCCAATCAGTGGAGAGCAGACTTCGACAAGATAACCACAGCACAGAATCTCGCTGACCTAATCAACAAGGAAGATAGGGTCGGAAAGGCAGGAGTGGACTTCTCACCCGCTTTCACATTAGAGGGGAGCACCTCTAACGTAGCAGTGAACAACGAGTTCCTTGCTACAGCAAACTCCGATTTAGGCAGTGGTATTGTAAAGATAACAAGCATGAGACCGATAAAGGGGGGAGAAACATGCACAATCGCCTCCACTAATTCCAATGTCACTATAGATGCAGCAATCGGTAATACTGCTGTTGTCAATAGTGTTACGACTAGCGTACTAACTGTACACACGGTCGATGGAGACGGTAATGTGACAGCAAAAAACACAACATCCAATTTCGTGGATTCTGGAGTCTTATCCGTTGGTGATACAGTTATCAGATACACAGGTAAGACCTCAAATGTACTCGATGCTAATGGGAATGTGACCTCACATGGTACATTCACTGGTTGTTCTTCTGTTGTAGGTTCTTCAGTAGACGACTTGAATGGGCTTACTGTCACTCAGCATAAAATGGATGTTGACCTACAGGGAAGCACTGGAGACGGTGGCAGGCTACGTGACTTCTGGCTAGACCCTGAGATGGGAATCATATACTTCAACAACTCATACCCGTTCTTCGAGTGGAACGCAGTCAAGGCATCCTACATCTACGGAGAGAGGTATCTTGAGAAGGCGATAGAGGACATGTGCACCAAGATGGTAGCCATAGACTTACTCATGAGCGATGATAGGAGCGTTCTCATACCTGAGGGAACGCAGAACGTAGACCTCGCATCCAAGATACAGATGTACAAGATGGACATAGAGAACACCATACCACGTTACAAAGAGGTGGTAAGTTTCCTATGACCAAGTATGACGCAGGAGACGAGATGCGAGGTAGAATCAGGGATACCTTTTCTGAGAATATATCCAACCAAGCAGAACTACTCAACTACTTCACAAAGAATCCATCCAACCTCAGAACGAGGAAGGAGAGGGAGGAGATGATGTCTGAGGGACTGACGAACGATGATGGTCTCATTACTGTAACAAAGACAGGTCTCCCAGCATCACAGGAAATCATAGACAAGGTGATGAAGAGAGTGGACGAGAGGATGCTCACAGAGGGAAATCCTGAGATAAGGGAGCACAACTTCAACTACAGAGGTGGCAAACTACTACCGATTGCAGAGGTGAAGAACTAATGGTAGCGACTTTCCTAGAGGGCATAGACGCTGTTCTCGCTGTCCTGAAAGACAATTGGAACAGGGGGAATACGGGCAACTACAAGCCTATCATCATAGACATAGCAGACGTAGGACCAGAGCGTGGAAAGAGGCTGGACATGAAGAACCACGACTACATCATGGTCTTCGAGACGGCACACAACGAAGAGACACCGGAACTATTGTATGACTTCGTTACCACTAGAATAAATATCACGTTGGATGCGAGAACCATGAGAAGCAGAAAGCACTTGCAACTCATGGAGAATGAGATAAGAAGAGCAATCCACACCAAGCGCAAAGGAGACGGTGAGAACTACGACAGACTGGTGTTCAAAACACGAACGGATTTGTCCGATAGGAGCAAAATGTTGTTCAGAACGACCTTTCAGATAGAAGTTGTTATCTTTGCAGAGTTAATCCCATGAGGTGAGAGAGAGCCATGCCGTCAACAGTTTATCGTGGAGACCTGACTGAAATCACGTTCGGTCACGAGTCAGGTATCACAATAGAGCACAATGCATTCGGCACTGTGAGGTTCATTGCCAAGTCCGGTGCAAGAGACAAAATCAAGGATACAAGCGTCATCAAGTTCAGTGGTGGCGCATCGGGAGCACCGATAGACAGCACCAAGATTGCCTTCCCAAGAGGCATGTTGGTCGGCAGTCAACTCGTCTTCAGCGGTCTGGATGGCGACCCTTGGGATGCTAATGACAACTACAGCGTGTCTGGTAGGGTATACACCATAGTCGCTCAATCCGACATCGAACTCACCATATCCCCACATCTGCTTACAGACCACAGCAGTGGTGACATAACGTCAGACTCAGGTGCTCTGCACATACTTCCATTCAAAACTCCCAGCATGGACACATCCATGACTCATGCAGGTCACGCAAATGATGCTGCTGAGAGGGTTCTCACTGACCAGTTCGTAGGACTGGTAGGCACTGTGGCTCTACCTGAGACCGTCGTGGACCTGAAGAGATACCACGTGGTCGGTCTAGGTCGAGACGTAGCAGTACAGACTCCGGGCAGGTTCATCAATACAGGCGGCTCTTTCGAGTGCAACATACACAACGGTCGTTGGTTCTACTACGCACTAGGTCACGAGTTGGCCAAACTACCACTAACAACCATAACCGGTAAAGTCGAAGAAACTATCGCAGCAGGAACGGCCACCCATATACAATTAGACGGGGCAATCACAGGAGTCGGTGCTGGAGATGCAATCTTCAAGAGCGACGGGACATATGTAGGTAGATTGACCGCTGTTTCCGATAGCGGAGCAAACAGTACCATGAGATTCGAGGAGGGTGGCACTAAGGTTCAGTTGACGACAGCAGACACGCTCGCTTTCAGTCCATCTGCTCTGTGTGGTCCTACAAGTACTACAACAAGCCTAGAGACTGACGGTGCTATCTCGCCCGGTGACTCCTACTTCGCCTACAGTGGCACTGCTGTCAGCGAACTAGGTGCGGGTGACAACGAAGCACCAGCAGCAGGCGACTATGTGATAATCCCTGAGTTCAACACCACAGATGTACACACTCACAGGGAAACAGCAAGCGACGGCACTTGGCCAGCACAGGGCGCTGATAGCGTCATAAGCAAGGCTATCAAGACCGAGATAAGAAGGATAGTCGCCATAAACAACAGCAAGATATGGGTCGATGACCCTTTCAACTTCAATCATGACACCGACATGGACATCTACTTCTGTAGGTTCATGGCAGACGGGTCTAACGGTAGTCCTAATCTCCTCACCACAGCGGCTAGTTCTAGTGCTGGGACTTTCGGTACATTACAGAATCCAGTTGAGAAACTCATCTACTCCAGAACCAACCTACCATCTTTCGCTATGGAGGTTAGCATCAGGAGAAATGACACAGGTCTTGGTGCAGGCACAGCAGCGACAGAGGTCGTGGATGGTAGTGCAGGTGACTCAAAGCAACTCACACGTGTCTTCCGTGGATGCAAGGTGAAAGACTTCTCACTCAAGGCTGATACTGATGCTGCCTTAAAAATGACAGTGAACTTCGATGCTGCTCTATGTTACACCGACACTGGTAGATTGGAAGACTCAGAAGAAGGTGACAGGTACGACGCACACAGACTCTTCGAGGATACGGCCAACACAGAGGTCAAGAGGAAGGAGTCCGGCATAGCCAAGAGGACTCAGAAGCCATTCATGTTCTACAATGGTACGATGAGGGTCAAGGGCACTACCCTTGGGCAAGTCGTCAGTTTCCAACTCAACGGCAGCACCGGAGTGCAGCAGTTCTACACCATCACAGGTGCTAACGTCGCTGACTCTAAGACCGACCAAGTACCATACGCAGGCACTAGAAACCCAACCATATCCGTCGCTGGCAAGACCGAGTACGACATGGAGATGGAGATAATAGTAGACGACCCGCTGTTCTACCACAACATGAGAAGAAGCATAGATAACTTCGATGACACTACAACAGACACCACTGACGCTGACATGATACGTTTATCATTCGTCAAACAGGGCGGTAGTGGTACTAAAGAGACCATAGAGATTCTAATTGATGACTACTTCATTACAGAAGCACCACTGCCCATACCTGAGGACAAAGGACCGATAAGGAGCATGCTGAAGATAATGCCTAAGTCAATCAAGGTCATAACGATTGACCCTGTGTTCCATTCCTGAGGTTTTGAAGATGATGCCAGCACTAAGAGAGAGAGCCAAGAGATTCAACAGAATCTCCAAAGAGGACTACCTCTCTTGGATGTCCAGTAGGACTGGTGTAGAAATCACACATGTACCATCAAGGGAGAGAGCGCACATAGACGCTGCTTTCGAGGCTGCTCTTGCTGCACCTGAGGTGGTAGAAGAGCAACCCGCTTGGGTGGATGCTGCTGAGGAAGTACTAGCGCAAGTAGAACCTGAGCCAGAACCTGAGCCAGAACCTGAGCCAGAAATGCAACCTGACGTTCCTGAGGAAATACCTGACCCTGATGAGGATGAGGAACAACCTGACGTTCCTGAGGGAATAACAACCGATTCTCCATTTGACATAGACATAAATTACGATTCGATGACTGTCGCAGAACTACGTGACATATGTAGAGACAGAGGACTTACGATTCGAGGTACTAAGGCTGAAGTCGTGCTCCGACTAAGGAGAGACGACGAAGGCATTACCGAAGAAACACAACCAGATGATGAGACCGAAGCCCCCGAAGAGGAAATACCAACCTCACCCGGTGACACTGTGACCGAAGAAATGGCTGCTGAGGAATCGTCGGATGCCCCCGCTGAAGAAGCGGCTGTAACCGAGGAAGTGACAAACAATGACGAAAGTAGTGAACAAGAGGAAGATATTAACGAATAAAGAAGAACACAAACATGAGATACAAGTCGATAGGGACGACCCTGAGGCTATCATGGAAGTGTGGATAAGAGACATAACTTATCTAGATGTACAGAAAGCAGCACAAACGATGTTCGTGGTGAATGAATCTGGCGTTTCTCTTGATTTAGAGGCATACTGGTCGTATGCTTTCACTAATTGGGTCGTAGGCACTAACCCGGAACTGACCATAGAAGAAATGAGACAACTCAATGCATATGCTGGTGAGCAACTAGCATCGCTCCTCCCGAAGCCTGATGAGATGGCGGAGGCTATGCAAGGGGGGTTTACCAAAGCGAGCAACTGAGGGTTGAGAGTTTTCTGAAGAGACAAGCAATAGAGTCATCAGAAGACATCGAACTCCAACTACAGTTGTTTGCATACAACATAGCAAAACATTACGGGATTTCACTGACAGAGGTATACAACATGAGCGAAGAGATATTCAGACAGTCTCTAGTATGGGCCATGGTGTACGACGCAGAGGAAGAGAAACATGCAGAGGAAGCGAGGGTCAGGTCCAATACTGAGAGCAATGACATAGTAAAACTAGACTACTCCTTCTTGCAGGAGGATGACTTCTAATGGCATTCGCTCCAATATTGGCATCCCTTGCAGCCATCAACTCATCAACCACTTTGATTCAAGGCGGTATAACTGCTGTACAAGGCGGTATAAGTATGATAGGCACGCTTTTCAGTGCAGTATTCAACAAACTAGGACAACTCGCTGTGAAGATATTCACCAAGATTAAGGATTTCATAAAAGACAAGGTGATACCTGCACTTGAGCCTTTCATAGGTATAGCGAAGAAGGTGTTCAATGGTGTGTTGAATATAGCAAAGAAAGTAATAGGCTTCATCGTTGATGGCTTCAAGAAGATACCTGAGGCTTTCGGCACGATAAAAGAGAAACTGACAAATGCCATAGTGGGCATACCTGATTTGTTTGGCACTCTCAAGGATAAAGCAATAGACAAACTGGTTGCTCTAAAGGACTTCATCTTCGGTATACCGTCTAAGATAAGCGAAGCAATAGGGAAGGCATTCAGTAAAATAGGCAAGTTGGTCAGTGGATTAAAGAGCAAATTAGCAGGTGTTGGTAAGTTCATAGGCGACCAGTTCGCCAAGGTAGGCGACATAATGCTGTGGCCTTTCAAGCAAGTTTGGAATATAATCAAGAAAATCAAGGATGCAATCGCTGGTGCTGTTGGTGGTCTGATAGACAAAGCCAAAGGACTATTCGGTGGTAATAAAAAGAAGAAAGAATCTGGTGGTACTCAAATAGGAACTGCTGTATCTGGTGGGGTTAATCAGTACTTCACAATGAATATCAACATCTCAGGAGTGACAGACCGTTCTGACAAGAGACAACTAGCCAGAGAGTTAGGTGAATTGATGCAAGAGGAAACTGCCAGAGCACTAGGTGGCACAACGACAAAAAGTAGGTTTGCATAATGGCGGCGGCAAATGGTGTTCCTATCAGGCTGGTTCATGACAATGGGCAGTTGACTGAGATAAACGCCACTAGCATGACCATGACAACACAGAGAAAGACAGGTGGTATGCCCACACCTTTCACTGGTGGTATAAGAGTAGGACTTGACCTGAACATGAACAAGTCGATGATACTAATCAACGCAGTACTTACTGACGACAGGAATCTAGTGGGTTCTAGTATTGCTTCCAAATCAAGGATAGATTTCTCTTTCATCCTACTAGGAGGCCAGATTCAGAGTTACCTAGATGGTGGTGGTGCTACTAATTCCAACATAGCCAAGTTGTTCAACAATACTTATTTTGAAGGTTCAGACGAGTTCAGTTTCTCTACCATACAGTTGACATCACATGACGGTACAACCTTCGTCATTAAACTCCAGAAACTCTCATCGGGCACATTCACCAATACCACCAACACCGATTACATCATAGGAATCAACCCTGCGGGTTCACTGACACACGCAGGTTTAGCCACTGCTTTCACAGACCTGATAAACAACACAACCAGTTTAGCGGCAAAGTTCACCGCATCTAAATCAGATTCAGTTACCACAGGTGAATCCAACACCATAGTCACCATAACACAAAACACAGTAGGTGAGGATGGAGACAACCTCACTCCTATATTCTCACGGAAGCCTAACGGATACAGACCTCCCCAACATGAGAAGTTCGCAGGTGGACTAACCGTCTCCAAGAGGTCAGCAGGAGACAAGGCGATGGACCTATATGGCATTATGAACAACTCCAAGAAAGAAGGTATTGAGAAGTTCGCTCTAGGGTTAGGTATGGTAGTAGGAGGAAGTGCTGCTGCCTTTACCGGAATCGGTGCTCCTGTCGGTGTTGGCGTAGCGGCAGCAGGTGTGGGAATTATGATGGACGGGGCAGGTAGAGGTAGCGGATACATCAAGGGTATACAGATACCATACAACTCGACAATACAAGCGGATGGCGATAACTTCGTCTCTCGCAACTTCATCATGCCGACAGGCTTCGGCAAATCATTCAAGGACAAGAGGAGCGATAACAACTCCAATCCAGCAGGTGCTACCTTCACAGGCAACACAACAGGCATAAAAGGCACAGTAAACAAACTAGACATCACATACAACGCAGGCGAGAATGTCTACGACATTGTGATGAACTTCGTACCTGTGGACTTCTTGTTGTGATATCATGCCTATACTCGGACGCTCAAATCACGCTTTCTTGTTTGACGGCGTGTCAGACAGCATAGTAGTACCACAGGGCACTATGAGCCGCTTGGGAAAGCAGACATCAGATGGCATTAAATCGAAGGTAAACATACTGGGTGAAAAGCAACACATAGAGGGCGAGGGTACACTGTCTGGTGTACTGAGTACTCAGATATGCATAGAGGCTTGGGTCATACCTGATTGTGGCGGTGTCGTGGTAGAGAAGGAAGACCAGTTCAAGTTATCATTGGGCGAGGTAGACACACCCGGTCCTGCGACATTCGAGGTGTTTCTGAACACTGATGCGGGTCAAGAACATCATTTCCTATCAACAGGAACGAAAGTCTCTGGGAGAGGATACGAAGGTGTAGTGTATCCTGCTTCAGATTTCGGCGGTATACACTCGTCTTACAACAAGTACAGCGGCTCACACGACGACCCAACCACGCTCAACACAGACCAGCGACCACTGATGCACATAGTAGCAGCAGTGAGAAACAACTCCATAGAACTCTACATCAATGGTGAACTCATGGTATCCAAGGAGTTGGTAAACAGAACCCTGAGCATAGCCAAGGGCAACGCACATGTGTATGTGGGTGGTAAAGGAGGACAATTCAGGGGAGTGATGGAGTCACTTCACATCTCTGGTCACTTCGATGAGGGTACTATAGAGAGGTCTGCACCCATAGCCAACGAGAATACGTTGCTGCTTTATAGGTTTGAAGAACCAATAGCACCTATAGAGGATGTCTATACCTTCTCCTCGATATCAGATAACAGCACTACCATGGATGGACAGAGTGTTACCATATCCCAGATATCACTCAGCACTGCTGATGCAGTCAAACTAGCCAAGAAACTCACTGGTTTGGAAACGGTATCGGGTAACTACGTGTTCTCGAAGGACAGCACACACAAGTTCTCAGGAGGGGACTACAAGGTCGTCAACTACCTACAGAACACAGGTACTCCAACCACATACGCAGTCTCTCACACACCATACAACCTGCTCATCAATGCCGGTGCTACAGACAGAGATGTGTTCAAGCCCAACAACAAACCGCCAGAGAGAGTCAGGCTTCACAACATCAACACATCTACCGGTAACTGTCTCGTGTCCAGCGTGCATCTGGACTTCTCCAGTTCACTGAACGGACTTCGTAAGGCTCTACATAGCAGAACAGCGGGTGTTGACAACTACTTCGTAGTCATAGGTGCTGACCTACTGATAGACAGTGCCAGTGGTAGACCATACCAACCACCTCATCATTCCACACAGATGATAGACAGGACAGGGCAAATGGTGATTGACGAAAGTCAGTTTGGTTTGCACGGATTCGTCTACTCGACTAACATGGCAACAGACACCTCAGACAACGCATACGCAGTCACTTGGCCCACTGACGTAGACACATCTCTCCAATTGGGTCACAGTGGTAGACACACTCTCAACCACGTTGATGGTCATGATTTCCTCAAGATGATGCCAAGAGCACAGGAGGAGATAATCGACCAGCAGATAGACGGTTCTGCTGACATCATAGATGTGATGTACGATGTCTCCAAAGGTGGCATCTCCGACCAGATATCAATAAACAGCAGAGTCGATGTCTACAGAGACCAAGGTACGGTTCTGATTGACGAGTTAATCAATAACACAGAGGCACAAGTAGTATTTGACAACGGGTTGGTTGATGCAGAGAAAGAGGTGATTGCAATTGGTGGTCCTAGTTTCGACTATCTACCATTCATGCTGAAAGGACCTGTCCCACAAGACCTAGACAATCTGAACACAGAGACACGCAGACTTCACCTCAGACCCAGTGAGAAGAGCAGAATAGCCCTTCTCAAAGTTCCCGCACTGACTTCGTACAATCTTGCTCCCTTCGTCAAGGTCTACTACAATGCGATAGACCTTACTGGGGCTAGCATGAGCGGTGTCACACAACCCCTGCTGATGGTGGAGAAGACAGTACCTGCTGGTTCTACTATAGTCACCGGCACTACTACTGTCTTCAGTCTAATCAAAACTGCAATAGAGACAAGCACAATAAGGTCAGAGTTGTTCGCTGCTGGTGGATACATCGACTTCACAGATGTTGATGTTCTCAAGGGGTCATTAAGGCAGAACCACTCTCTGATAGGTGATGTCAGTGAGGGATATGAGTCAGACGACGAATTGGATGAGAGTCTCACACCAATCAACCACAAACCGATGACCCCCACCGGAATCACTGTAGATGGTAAGCAAGCCTCTGGTGGCGGTACTACCATCACCACCAACGGCACTAGCAGCGAGAGCAGCAACATAGCAGAGGGAGATGACATCTACAACTCAAACCTAGCATTTGTGGGCACAATAGCGTCAGGAGGGATAGGGGCTAACATCACCCTCACGGATAACCGTGCTGTTGCTATTACCGATGGAGAGGAGTTATTCATAGGTATAGGCACTAATGCACATCCTAACAAAACACCTCAGATAATCACAGCCTCACACACACCTACCACGAAACACGACTCTGTGTTTCACAAGATAGTCATAGAACCCAGCAGAAGCAAGAACGACTCCTTGACAGATAAGGGACTATACTTCAGAAGAGAGCCTAGCGAGGTCATACAGTCACCATCCAACGGTGAGTTCGACAAAGCAGGCACTGCCTCTGGGACACACATATACGAAATGTTCGATATCATCGACAACCAATTTCAAGATGATGGTAGCGTAAGGATGTTCATACAACCCTCCGATAGGAGGAGAGTCAACCAACTCTCAGGATTGAGGTCGCAGTCTACCGATTTCAAAGAGCCTAACAACATCACCATGATGTATCTGATGAGCAGAGCCAGAATCAGGGCAGTGCTGGATTCTGACCAAGGTGGTGAGAGTTTCACCACAGTACGTTGTGTGGGTCTCACAGAATCGACAGTCAACAGGTCAGTAAACGTGAGAGGAAAGGGCAGTCCAGACTCACAGGTGGTCAAGGAGATAGAGCCTAACGCACCAGTAGTCACAGTCACCCTCGGTGGTCCGGGTCAGGGTGCTATGGATGTCAAACCCACATATGACCCAAGCCCGCTAGCCAGACTCCCGTTCTCCACGAGGAGGAACATGTGTGCTGTCGGTTATCTAGCGGTATCAGGCTCAGGGGGCGGTCGAATTGCAGTCAAGCCACTCAACAACAACTCATCAGACCTAGCATCTTGGGGCACATACGGATTCCCCAAGGCAGGCAGGGTCTACCTACAAGACGGTGCTAGTGCTAGATATGACAGCAAAACCTCATCAGAGTTTGTCTTCACAGACGCAGCCAGCGCAGGAGCAGGTAAGTTCCTACTAGCCAATGGCACTGAGTTCACAGACTTCTCAAGTTGGCTATCAGCCACTGACATCTCCAAAGGCATATCATCGTTAGAAGATATCAATGTCTCAGTAACACTGTTTGCAGACCGCTTCTTCGATGAGTCATCACTCGCTGAGGATGGCTCTACCATCAACGACAGGATGTTCCAAGGCATGAGCGATGTGCAGCATGACTACCAACTCGGCACTCAATACGCAAGCACAAGGGCGATGGTAGAGATACCGTTCTTCGCAAACCAGTTCTTCGATGACGTGCGAACGGGCACTTTCCCCGGACCAGACAACTCGTTCAAGATTCACATAGATGCTACACACACCCCACACACGTACAACCCAAGTCCTGTGGGTAGGAGACCGAAGGGTGTAGAACCAACAGATAGGGAAGCGATATCAGCCTACACCCTAAACAAGAGGCAGAACCAATACGCCCCCTCGACAAGAATCACGAAAGTGACATCCAATCCATCCTTCTACTTCATTCGTGTAGAGGACATCGGAATCTTCCCAAGACCGCAATATGGTGCTCTACTGATGAATGAAGATAACACCGACGACGAGAACTATCAGAATGTCGATAATGTCAGGAACTACAGGAAGGTCTTCCTACCCAGTGGTGAATGGGCATACTACGTCCAAATATCGACCACTGTGGGACAAGCATCACTCTACATACCTAAGGACAACGGTGCAGAGAATTGGGCATTCTCGTCAGGATTCCTCGATGAGGCTGTTGTTGGTGCTTCAATAACTACTGGTGGACCTTCACTTCCACTGGAGGGTATAGTTCCCATAGGCTCTGATGCCTTCACACCATCCTCGGATTTCGAGAACAGGTCGGAGTACTACCACGACTCAGCCAGCGTCAAGACACAGGGAGGCAATGTGGACTACGGAATGCGCCAGTACGTGAGCGCAGTGGAGTTCAAGGAAGGTCCTGAGTCCAATCCACACGCACCTAGGATAGTCTCAGGCAGGGCTGTCGGCAATGTGGTCACTGCCGCACACAAGAACCTATCAGGCGGGAATGGTTCTTTCATCAACCAAGTCCTAGTCACCATGTCTGACGAGGACATGGACCTCTTCCCTGACTTGGACTACGAGGACATGAGCACGTACTCCTTCTCCTCAGGTGAGTTCCTCTACGAAGCAGAGACCATACTAAGCGACGGCACTGTTCAGAAATTGCATTACTACGGAAGACTCACCAAGAACAGCATCAGCGACACCATAGCACCCAATGTCTTGGTGTTCGTATATAGAGCAGCATCATCATCCACACCTTCTTGGGTTACAAATCTACCCGGCAAGGAGTTGAAACTCATTAGAAGGGTGAGGGATATCTTCGGTGCTGTTGACGGGGATGACGGCAACAACGCAGCCTTGAAGGAGGCCAACAACGAGAATATAGCCAAGACTTTCAAACCCACTGGTGACGATGCTTGGACAATTATAGCGGCAACAAACAGTGCAACTGTTACAATTGAAAATAGTAATGGAAGACTCGCTGGTGCTAACACTCTAGGCTTGAATCTAAGAATAGGCGATTTGATTTACTCAGAGGAAACCGCCAGCAAGATACTCTTCATAGGTACAGTGGCTGCTATAGAAGATTACGATAACGGCACATATGATGTCACCCTGACAGCCAACGCTGCTAACGCTGCGGCAGATGCTGACGACGTACCACTCAGGCTTTCCATAGCCAACGCATACGAGGAAGACGCTGACGCTATTCTCAACAAGTCTTGGAACTATCCATATGCTGCTGGTGGACTGAGAAGCGGTGATACGATATGGGCCAACATGACAATCAACAACCCCTATGCGACAGAGGGATTGTTCTCCAAGAGCAGAGGTGTGTTCAATGAGGCTCAGGTATGGAAGGGCTTCAACGGTGGTGTGGCTAGTCTCGCTGCATCCAGACCTAGGGAGAGCGTGCCATTGGAGAACTTCCTCATCGGTGACACCTGCCTTGAGACAGCGATAAACTACGCACAGCACGTCAATCAGACAGTCAAGGAGAACTACAAATCACTAGGACTTGATGAGGCAGATGCACCCAAGGTGGCTTACGTTGACCCCTATCTGGCTGACGATGGGCATGCTAGGGTGCTTCTCTATGACGTTGCTCATGACAAGGAGTTCATAGCATTCCAAGACCTACACATGCAGGTTCAGACCAGCGCTGATGCAGTCACTATCGGCAGACCGAGGAACATGGTGGTGGGTAGCGGTTCAGCACCAGTGGACTTGGCTGAGTACACTGCTACCTTCAACGGTGGTGGACCATCATGGATAACCACCCAGATTGACGTAGCCAACGGTTTCCCAAGTGAGAACAGGTACATTCGCTCGACACAGCAGTCCAAGTTCATAGAGAGTGCATACTCGCATGACCTAGCCAACAGGATAGGCACTAACATAATGACAGCAGTCAACGGGACTCTACCATCTAACCTACCTGCTAGCGCAACCACATCCTCATCACCGGGAATATACGGCAAGGCTCACGGCCATCACGTACATACTGGGTACAGCATATTCGGTGAGGCCAACAAGTACTCAATGGGAGACAGTGTTCTACCGAGGACAAACGACTCGACAGTCAATCCATTCACAGCGAACAGCGACCATGCATTCTCAAGGACCAAGAGGTCATTGACCGAGGCATTCACTGCTGCACTCGTCAAACTGAGAACAGACACCAGCGGTGCTACACTGAGAGACCCGTCAACCTTCTTCGACACACCAGACGGCACTCGTGTCATACCAGCCTTCCTGTGCCTCAAGGGGATAAGAGACACACCGCTAGACCTCACAGGGCATGAGGAGAGCAGGCTACAGCATCTGAAGCAATGGACGGACATGGATTTCCTGAGAAGACTCTCGATAGACTGCGGCGCTGTTGCAGGTAAATCCGGTGTGGTATCCATAGAATCAGCAACTCAGGAGATTGTCAGGCAAATCAACCAATCAGGCGCACCCAAGGGACAAATCGTAGTTGACAAAGACACTACTGGTAGTGCCCATGACCCCGCTCCCTTTTGGGATACAGACAAGGCGTTCTCCTCTCGTGATAGAGGAACGCACATGGGATACGTCAGAGCACACATGGGCAGGGAGGTGCAGGACAAGAACGGCAACAGGGGATTCACCGTGGTCATACACAGCACCGTTCCGGGTGCTAGTGGTAGGAACTTCTGCGTATGGCTAGACAACAGCAAGGGGCAGAGCGTCTACCAACCAGACTTCCTCATAGGACATGGTGGTAGATGGCGTAACTTCTGGGCGCTTCCTGAGGAGAAGGAGGGTGAGAACATGCACCCTGCACCCATGCCACTCAACAAGCACGGCAGACCGTTCGCACCGATAACCACTCTCACACAATACATAAATCCAGAGGAGACGGGTGAGGATGTAATCAGCACGACTGACTTCACTGATTCTGACGATGACAGCAGTCCTGTCATCAGAGCAATATCAAATGCCTTAGGTGGGGGGCAGCAGTTCAACACAGTCAATACAGAGTCATTCTCCACAATAGGCTCATCATCAACCATAATACAGGGACTCAGAGTCGGTAAGAACTCCTTTGGTAGAGTGAACTTCGGTGGGCTGGTAGCCAGTGGCGTACCCGGTTTCTCACCAATAGCAGGACCTTGGGGCTTTGGCAAGAAGGGTTCTCAGTCATTCCGAGACACATACGGTAGGTCGAGCGTGGCAGTAGCCTACACCGACCACACAGATGCGAATCAACTGAAGTCCGACACACTAGGTGACTCACCGATATACGGACTCAAACTCACAGACCACAGGGGTGGCAATCATGGTATACGATACATCTACAGAGGTGCAGGACTAGGTTTCGCAAACGACAACACAGTTCTCCCAGACACCATATCCAACGAGGTCTGCGTCTTCTTCGATGATAGGGATATGGCTCAGGGTGGTTTCACCATAGGCAAGCACATGCGTGGCAAAGGTGATGCCACTGGTAGAATGGACACCAGCAATGCCAGCACTATGACTCAGAAGGAGTGGACTGGCAACAGATGGAGAGGTGTGTCTGCACCGAACATAGCGGTCAACTGTGGAATAAGCAGAAGCAGTACCACTCTCACGGTGTCGTTACAAGCGCCATTCAACAACGCTAGTGGACTTGTACATCATGATGTGCTTGGCTACCTAGGTTTCCCACTAACCGACGGTATGATACAGGTGACTGATTCTGGAGGAGGCAACGAGGGTATGACCTATTCCTATACAAGGAGAACGCAGAACGACAAGGACGGTACTCACCAGTTCTTCGGTATTGCTGGTGATGAGGTAGAACACACATACGATACTGCTGGATACCTCATTAGTCCTGTACTCAATTGGACCACACTCGTGACTGACGAGTTGATGGCTGCTGTCACTACTGCTGCAATCAATGCGACAACGAGCCAGTTGATTGAGGGAGTGAACTTCGACTGCACCGAGATGTACGCCACCAACGGCAAGACGTTCGGTGACATGGGTGTGTCTGCCGATGCCATCACCATACGAGCATTCGACCCGACCAAGAACATCACTCCCATATCAGACCTCTTCAGCGCATCCATACACAGCGACTTGGGGATACAGGCAGCACACGTCGAATTAGGAGAAGTGGAGAAGACTGAACTGCTATCAACAGGTTGGGCTTTCGGCACATCAAGAGCCACAGCAGATACAGACATAGAGACCAACAGGAGGATTGCCTGTGGCTACATACCCAAGACCGTGCTACAGATAGCCACCAGAAGCAGAGGGCCTAACGGCAACACAGCCACACCAGTGCTGGTTGACTCCCTGAACAACCCCGTTGACATCAGCGATTGGAGGAAGAACCTGAAGGGTGAGAGTTTCACACGCCACAGCGGTGACCACATCCTGCCTATGATAAACAACCCGACTGCTATGTTCGACAAGAACGCAACAAACACCGACTGGGAGGCAGATAACACTCAGAACATCACACTAGACCACGAGATGTGGAACTTCCTCATACCAGCAGGACAAGAGGGTTCTAGCAGCAGGATACCATCCTTCGGTGAGACCAAGACCATCTTCATGAATGACAAGAAGTCTGTCACTGTGGAGAGCCTCAACGGTGGAAATAGCACGACCAAGTTCGTCTGGTCAAACTCATCGGAGGACTGGCCTGCAACTGAAGTAAACGACAACGTAGTCTTCTCGCACTGGGCCACTCTGGATGTGACCAAGCACTTCGATGGACTGCGCTCGCTAGGCAGCGTGTTCTCCGAGCCATACGTGTTCTTCAGAGGAGGGAAGAGCAGCACTGACCACAGCGTGCCCCTGTTCTTCGGTGGTGGATTCAGCGGTGTGACGCTCGACATCAACGACGGTACGAAGAACGACTACTCCTCATTCTACACACACCCGTATGCGAATGGCCCTACAGGAACTACAGGCATACAGAACGCCAACGAGATATCCACCAGTTTCGCCCTGCTTGACGGCAATGCGATGTTCGCCTTCTTCCCCGGTGCTGCTTTATGTAATCAACACAGGGGAAGCATACTACCACCGATGTTCAACAGGGACAACATACTGTCCCCAGACATATCGAGGGGTGGTGTGACAATCAACAGCAGTCACCCGAACAGCACCCCTTACACCAACAACTCCGGCACTAATGTAAGAGTGCAGAAACCCAGCCCACTGATTCTGAGGTTCGCACATCCCACCGCCAGATACGAGGACCACAAGGACGCTAGTGTGGAGAACAAGACGACATACATCATCTTCGGACCGGGTCAGGCGTTCCCATTCGCACAGGAGGTAGCAGACAACGCCGGTAGTTACAACATCAAGCAGCCTCATCCGGGCAGGGTCATAGTGAACGGTAACGGGCACAGCAAAGTACCCAAGGCGACTGATGCAAGGAGATTCCCCAACCACATAGAAAGCGACGGGGTGTTGGCCAATGGTACATTCGGTGATGGCTACTTCATGCCTGAGGCCTCTGCCTACCAGTTGGCAAGAGGCAGATTCCACTGGAGGACTACTCTCAATTGGGAGACACCACAAGGCAAACCCAACCTAGCGATACTCAAGCAGTCACAGGCATCAGGCAGGATGTACGGTAATCACTTCAATTACAGGACAGCGACATCTGGCATAGATGACGATTTGAAGAAGGCCCACCCAATGAGACACTGCTCAGTGATTGGCCACGGTGTAGCCATGGCCGCAGACATGGTGTATCACATGGATGGTGGATACCACCCCGGTGGTCATTGGATGGACAACCAAATCACATTCAACCCCCCACACCCCAAGGGCGAAACCATACTACAGAGATGGGGTAGCGGTTCAGCGAACACAGTGCTACATCCAAGCGCATACAGGGTGGCAGGACCAATCACCACCAAGGTACTGGCATACAGCGAAGACGTTGCCTCTAGCGAGGTGGACATGGAGTACATCATCGTGGATGCCACGAGATGTCAGAACGGTGAGGAACTCGCCACAATAGTGGGTTCTGCAATCAATACCTTCCCCGGCGCTGGTGCACTCAAGGCCATGGGTGGTACACACATGCCATCAATGGGTAATGCGATGAGGCAAGATAGGTATGGTTGGATTGAGAGTACCTTCGTATCAATAGCCCAGACAGGTGATACTACTGCTGAAAATCCATCCGAAAACCATCTCACAGTATACATAGATGACACTTTCACTGGAAGTGAGGAGATACCTGCATGTGGGTGGCTCAGGACAAACTCTTCAGGTTTCGCTCCCTACTACGCCAGAGAGGTGTTCGATGACAGTGGAATCAAAGTCAAGTTCTACCTTGCACCTAATAGAATAACTGGACACATGAAGTTTGAGGACAAGGTTACTTGGAGTAATAACAGCAAGTTTGCTACACCATCCACAGGCTCTATATGGATTTGGTCTAAAGCAGGCGTTCACAGATTCAACAACGAGAATGACACTGGTCGTGACCACATGTGCCAGACTCACTTCTCAGGTCTGGTAGATGCCATAGACAGGACAAGACCGATAGGTGCGGTCGGTTGGGCAGGAGAGAGATACTCCTACCTCAACAGCCTGAAGGTTGGTACACAGGGATATGCCGCTGGATTAGGTGCTTGGCATCCGATGCTCGGCTTCTCACCGTATGGTAGTGCATCCTCGGCAATCACAGCATTAGGTCATCTACCCGTTGTTGGCGCTATGGTGCACAGCCCTGAGGCATCACCACCAATAGATGGAATGGGTGCTAATGGAGCAAACCTGATGACATACCTAGGTGACCCATACAGTAATTCCACTGGATTTAGGGTGAATCTTGATAGGCAGGCTGCTTATCAAATCGGGCACGATGTTTTCGTTGCCCCCCACACGATACACACCAAGCCTCCCACGTACATCGACACCACTCTACCTGACTTCATGACACACCCACAGGGGGTGTTCGGCAGGGCATTCATAGTGGTGAGTTACGAGTGTGAGAGTGCTCTCGTGGCTAAGTACGACAGGGACGGTATCACAGGCCTAGGTGATTGGCTGCAAGTCAAGGGTGCTGCTGCTAACAGTGTAGCCAACCCCATCCACTATGCTGGTACTACGAGGTGGGATGAGCGATTCCACGGTCAAGACCGATTCATAGCACCAGCGAACGCAGGTCCTAACGTAGAGGCGATGGTACACACCACACCTACTGTCAAGACTATCAGTGATTACACGACGGACCATGTGCTGGACACGACCTTCGATGCGGAGTACTTCCTGCACGGCACTGCTAGCAACTCCACTCTTAGAAACGCCATACCCAGCCTGCACAAGACAGGCGACCTGATATTCGACCTAGACCACTCAGTAGGCTCTTTCTTCCTTGAGGAGGATGGTGTGGAGAGAAACGTCGCAGCCGACCTATACGGTAATGGTATTGGTGGTAGTAGTGGTGAGGACTTTACACAGTTATACGATGACAGCGGTACACCATCACACGACGACTTCTGGGTCGGTGATGTGAATGCATACGACCTGTACAAGAGGTCAGCAGCGAAGAACTTCTCGATAGAGCACATAGTGTGGAAGAGGATGGATGGTGGCAACCTCTCTCTACCAGCGGTCAATGCACGTGGTCTGGGCGCTGTGCCTTTCGTGAACAGGGTGAGTGGCAACAACGCCTACACCATGGGTGAGAAGATATACGGCAACGTCAGATTCACGTTCGAGACCACCAACAGTGCCATGCTACCAGTGCTACAGGCACAGGAGTTGAATCACCCTCAACTCGCATCCAAGTTCCCACTCAACATACAGAACGTCTTGGAGATACCCAACGAGGAGATGCAGTTCGGTGAGATGACCGTCACTGACGATTCAGGGCAGGAGCACGTCCTTGAGGGTGGCAGTCCTCTGGGTACAATCATACGTGGTTTCAGAAAGGTCACTGACAGGCAAACGAAGGGCATGTCCCCTGCTCTCGCCAACAGCGACGTTGCACCCAACCTCAAGATACAGTTGCCTGACCCCAACTCCATACCCGGCAACATCGTGGTGAGGTCAGGGTTCGACAGGTTACAGGCGTACCAGAACGAGACCATGGGTTCTGGTGGCATGATACACCCAGACCTGAATGAGAACTACATAGGAAGCCTGTTCGATAACTCAGTGTCCAGTCCACGCACAGGTCCTACATACGAGGACCACAACTGGGAGCACATCGACGTGCTGACCAAGGACAGCACCAATGCTGGTTGGAAGGAAGCGACCAACAGCGCACCTCTGCAATCCAGTTACGAGCAGCATGACAGGACACTGTACTTCCATGTGACGAAGATGGGACACAGCAGCACCGAGAGATACCCCACAGAGTACACTCATGCAGGCGGTGTGGTAAGTCAAAGCCTCACAGTCAGTGGTTTCAGCGGCACTATACTCACTGTGTCATCCACCGTAGACTCCTCGATATACGACGCTGGGTTCGGAACTAAGGAGGTAGGCGACAACAGACGCTTCCTACGCCTTGCTACTAGCACTGACTCAGTGGTGGTCTCTTACACAAACATCAGCGGAAGCACGTTTGAAGGGGTGGTAGGAGACGTGGACTTCACCACCTTCCTAGCAGCGAACCCACCAGCCTCGACTACAATCAACATCTCACCATCATACTACATTCCAGCCGGTAGCAATCGCTTCTTCGCATCTAGAAGGCTACGTGACCACGCAGAGGTAAGTGGTAACTCACCAGACATGGCTAAGACGCAATACTCCTCAGGAACATACGGTACGGTCAATGCCAATACCCTAGCATACAACATCTACAACAAGCAGGTATTGACACCAATGCCTCTACCACGCATGGGTCATCACTTCGTCACACCGACAATGCCTATGCTTCCCGGTCACTGGGCACACCCTGTTTACCAGAGTCTATTCACGATGCACAGAGCAGAAAACGCATCACTGCGAGGCTTTGCTGACAAGAACATACTGGCTGATAGCGTAACTGCCACCATGAACAAAGCAGAGTTGACTGCTTTAGCGTCAGGCGCAGTAGTAGACCAGTTCAACGTCCACGACCCTGAGTTGGCATTCAGTGGTGTAAACGCTGCTCCATCGCTGCCCAGCGATATCCATGGAGGTGCGTTTACGCTTATGTTCGAGACGGGTATCAAATATGATGGTTACGGCATTCTCGCATCTACAGGTGACGCAGGTACGGTAAATCAACAAGGTGGACACACCATAGTTCTTGAATCCGCATACTACTACACTTTGGGCAAGAACTTCCCAGACCCTGCTGAAGTGGGTGCATATCAGATTGTGATACAACCCAACACTTTCTCCACGCAATTAATCGGTTTCCACGCAGATGTAGGTGCTTCCACACAATCGCTGACCAGTCAGCAGGTACATACGGTGATAGGCAAAAGACCTGCCAACAACACTCTAGGCACTGTTTCCCTGATTCTAGCACAGGCTACGCAGGCTGATGTCAGAGGTTGTGAAGTGTTCATCAACGAGGCAATGCTTGACATAAACCCGGACCACGGCAGCCAATTCACCAACTTACCACCCTTACTATTGTACAATCAATTCGGGGTAGAAGGCACGGAATCACCCGTTTTCACACGTAGAGCACTACCGTACACACCGGGTCAGTTCAGGAATGCCACGCCCGGATACACAGTCAGCACACCTTGGTGGTCGTTCATCCACAAGGTCGCTCCAGACGACAGTTCCTCTAACAATTTCAAACACATAGCACTTCATCGCCCAGATAATTACTATCAGATAAAGAGAAGTACCTTCGGAAGTATAGGAGTACAATTAACAATTGCAGGATATCCTTCAATATATCCAAATATATATTCACATATATTACAAAATACATCTCTAAATCCAAAATGTATAGTAAAAAGTATTGAAAGTGCAGCAAATGGTCTCAGAACAATTACTGTAGATGATGCAAGTAGATTCCCAGAGACTCCACAATACTCAGAAGTACTGGAATATACAGATTCTAATGGTATTAGACAGACACTAGCATACACAAGACGCTCAGGATTGCAATTAAATGCAATAAACAAACCAGATAAACTACAGTCAAACGTTGTTTCTGGGCCATTTTGGGACAGTATAACTACTGATTTAGCAGCAGGACTCGATGTTACAATTAGATTATCACAACCGTATGACATATACAGTTCCAAGAATGTATTTACAGATACTAATAGTAGTATATTTACAAAAGTACTTTCACAATTAGAAAAAGGTACTAGAGATACAACTAATTTACATATACCTGATGCATATCTATGTATGTGGAATAGTAATTTGGGAAGACCATATACATTCTACTCAGATAGTTCACGTACTTTCAACAACCCAACCAGTGATAGAGCAGTGGACAAGAAGCCATACAACAGCCTACCTGAGCATTTCGAGAGCATACACTACCATGATTCGGTATATGCGATGAGCCTAGGACCTCTATCACTGAGGATTAAGTCTGCTAACCCAGACACGAAAACAGGGGCTTCAGCCACAGGAGCGGCAATAGAGGCACTTTCTGGATACGAGGCACAAGGTGGTACTACACTGGATAGCCAGAAGGTGATGTACAGCAAGTTCTGGCCGTGCGGTAGCCGTGGTGGGCCTCTGGTGAGCCGTTTGGACCTATACACAGAAGCGAGCGTATCATGGTCAATACCCCGTAAATACGCTGCAAACGACTTCTACTTCTGGAAAGATGAGGATGTCGCTAACTCAAGTTACAACATGGCCAGCAGTGGTATCACGTTCGATACGATGAGTAGTTCGCACACTGACAACCGTTACTCATACGGATGGAGAATATCCCTGAGACAGGTGTACAACAAACCAACATACGGTATACTGCCCGGTAGAGGCAAACTAGAGGACGACAACTCATCAGAGACGCAGTACACTACTGATTACGTTGCAGGGCCATTGGTACAGATGCCTGCATCAACATGGGAATACATAGGTGGAGATGGGTCGCAGTCTAGCGTTCCTCTATCAACAACATACGTCGGTATCATGGAGAGGCAGACCAACTTCGCCGGTATGCTCGCAGCAGACAGGCCTGAGTATCAAGTGAGGTACAGCGATGGCAGAAGGATGACTAGACCGTTCGGTGCACCACTGAGGACACTCATAGCGAACAGCAATCAAATTGGTGACTGGTGGGGAGACAGAAGATTTGGAAAAGGAGTATACAGCCTCACAGAGGCCGCCCAGTACTATCTGGTAGATTGGTGGGGCAACGAGCGTGGAGAGGACGTAAGGCGTGCTCCAGTGCGTGGATTCGGTATTCGCCCAGCATGGGACTGCGGAGATGCATACGAGTATGACAGAACCAACAACAGGTCGCCTCACGCTAGGATATTCAACAATGGTAGACCAGTATTCGATGTGCTTGGTGTGATTGATTCCTCAGGAGAAAGAAGCAGTAGCAATGTACCTAGACTGGGTGGTACTCAGTCACTTAGTGGCAGCACCACAGAATTAGTCGATGTGTTTGCACCTACACACTCAATGCGTGTAGGGGACATGGGTAACGGCAGAGGAGTGAGATATCCTAGTCAATTCAACGAGGACATTCTCACAGAGTTGTCAGAACCTGTGCACTCCACTGGTGTAGTACTGAGTCACAACACAGCAGAACCACCAGCCGTAACGGGCTTGTTACGCCCCCGTAACGATGTACTGCAAGCCGATGAGATTCCAAGGGGAATCAGCGCCAGACTGGAGATAGCAGAAGACGGATTACTCAAGCCAGACGCAGTGGTTAGTGACAGGGTAGAGGAGATTGTAGGTGTGTCACCACACAAGGATGCAATCAGCAGGAGCACTCCTAGAATAGGCATTGACGCTGATAACATGGAGGGACTTGAGAAGGACCACATCGCTATCAACACCGAAGCACACAGCCTGCACACTGACAGAGGGGTTGGACAGAGGACGGTGCTTCACGGTGCTCTAATAGCAAACAGCCAATCACTAGGTGACTTGGACCTAACCTCACCGGTGTTCAACAGTAACATAAACAACGTGCTCAGGTTCAGCCATACCAGCAACGTCAACCCATTGGGTGGTAGTTACGTGTTGGAGACCAAGAGTTACGGCTCTTTCTTCGATGACACAGGGTGGGGGTTAGATAGCCTATCTGGTGGTGCAAAGACCACGAACCCGTATCAGAGTACGGAGTTCAGCAGGAACACTGTGAAGAACAACCAGAAGGACCAGAGCGTGAAGTGGTTGCTACGACCCGTCCGTGTGTTAGACAAGCAGCATGTGGAGATGTTCAGACCAGTACCATCCGTGGCAGGCAACACACCACAACCCTCATCCAACTTCTTCAGGGCATCCGCTGGTGGTAAGTACGGTCTGTTCACATATGAGACACCCACACCTAGAGTGGCGACAGGCAACTTCCCAAGAAGCGCAGCACCAGATGCCAACGGACCATACGTACCTGTGGTGTACATCAGCAACAGCAGCGCCAGCACACCCACATCCAAAGGTCCTAAGATACTGGGAACAGAGGCTACAGGTTTCGACAAGACCACAATCACAAGCCCAGTGACTAGGATGATAATGAGCGAGAACACCCTACAGCACTACAGAGCAGATGCATCTAGAAGAAGGCAGATAGATGAATCCAACCAGATAGTGAGAAGACTGGACTACAGCGTCAAACCTAGATTCAGCCAGTCTCTACACCCTAAGGGGCACAAAGGTGATGTGTCTTTCAACGTGAGTGACCACAGTGGTGATGCAGCATGACCAAACTACTAGCGAGCACAGGTAAGTTCACTGACACAGTGAACGAGGCGATGAAACATGTCAGGAAACCAGTGTTCGTAGACAATGCGGTGCACCACGCTCTAGTTGAATCACAAGCAGATTACAAACACAAGGTGACCATAGAGAACAGGAACAACGCTACATACAACGTATTCAGCGAGAAGAGGTACGAGTTGGTTGAGGGTGAAGCATCAGTGCAACTCTCACATGTTAGTGTGCCCGGACATACCAGCACATCAGCACCATTCTATGAGAGTGGTGTGATATCAACCACCTCGACCCTACCTACGTTGATGTACAACGGTGAAGATACATCTGACAGACTCACCTTATCTACAGCAGAATCATCTAACCAAGGAGTCAGAATCAACTTGAAGAACATGAAGGGAAGAAGCCTCAAAGACATAGGCTTCCAAGGTGGAACAGTTCACCTAGGAGACCCTATTGATGTTGGTTTAAGAACCAGCGATTTGGCAATGAAACTGGGAACAGATATAGCATCCACTCTAACGTCTGTGCAGATAGGCTCGTTGAGACACGCAGCCAACACTAACAGCGCTAGGAGAAAGCACACCAGCAAGTTCCTAGCAGAAGACTTCTACAATGTGACTCTCATATCAGCGTTGAAGTTCACCTCACGTCATGATGGCAACATCATTCACTTCGACAGATTCGCCAATCTGATGTACACACCATTCACATTCACGACAGCCACTAGATTCCTTGATGAGACTCTAAGACAAGGTAACGAAGAAACCAACCCGTCCTCGCACAACGAGAACAGAATATCAATACAAGGTGTGCCCTTAGCAAAGAACGAGAGCGCATCAGTCATAGTTGATGATGCTGAGAGACAACAGGGCAAGTTCGACACTGATGTGCAGGAGACAGTCACACCAATCTTCGATGCAACAGTGAAGACCAACGCTGCTGCTAAGAAAGTCGCTAGACAGATATTGAAGGCCAACTCCCTAGAGCAAGGCTCATTGAGAAGCAGCGGTCACCCAGACGCTTGGGACTTGAGACCCGGAAAGGTCGTATCCTACAAGGGGGAGAAGAAACTAATCACAGAGTCCAGACACACCCTGTCATCCAGACTATCAGACATGAACTTCATATCAGTGCAGACTGGTATAGAAGGTGTATTACAAGGTATCAGTGAGGGTATGGTATCATCATCTTCGGGTGACAACCCGGATACGATAAGCCAACAGGTCGAGAGAAATCTATCTCTGTTCTCATCATTTGAAATATCCACTATTCCCATAATAACCGTAAGAGTTGTAGAAAGCCTCAATTCCAAGTTTGCAATCGGCAAGGCTGCTGGGAGGGCCACTATAGGGAAAGCAGGGACTACTAAGGTGATTGGAATGTCTAAGTTTAGCGAAGTGAGCGTAAGAGGTGGAGAGTAATGCCAGCAAGTGATTACATGAAGAGATTGATGCTAGATACGATAGCGTCTAACATCAATGAGATGATACTAGGATTCGACGGCACACCTGCAACAGCGTCAGACGGTGCTGCTGGAAGACCGGCTGTCACAATCACACCAACGGTGACTGTGATAGATGACTCCACTTTGATGGTCGAGGGTACTCTCGGAACGGAACATTCTTTCTCCGAACCCCTCAAGGAGGTATTCATACAGTTGAGGGGCACGAGCGATTTTGTTCCTGTCTCACGACATGTGATAAGCCCGGTGACCAAGACGAGTGGAAATGAAGTGAAGATTCAATTATTGATAGAGGTGAGGTAATGGGAACGACAGGCAATCCACTTTCAGGACATACAGCGGCTAACTACAACACGTCATTGAGTGCAAGTCTAGGAAGAGCAGTTGATGGTCTGAGAGATGGCGACCAGATACTATCAGCATCATTCACCAACATATTGGAGGGCGTACACGGCAATGGGATACTCATGCTTGAGGGAGGTGCAGTCAGCGGCACTAACAGAAACAACCCGGACTTCCTGCCCGGAGCAGTGACGAAGCACGACACCAACGCACATCAAATCAAGATACAAGGTGGATATGTGATACTAGATGGGGCTATGTACGAGTTCGCTGATGGTTACGACACTGATGGAACTCCAGATGACATCACGATAGACTTGACTTCTGGTAGTACCAACAAAACAGGAACTACCAATACCCTGACCAATGGCAAGGAGTGCTTGTTCACCATATTCGTGAACGCCAATGACTCTAGTAGCACCAAGCACATCAGATTTCAACAGAGCAGTCTAGTCGATACTGGGACTGGTGTGTACCCCTCATCACCCAACACCTATCTCATAGATGACGGTACTAACACATCGGTCAAGGATACTGTAGTCCTAGCAACTGTGAGAGCCATATTCGAGACAGGTACGGTCGCTGCTGCTAATACCTTAGCCATAAGAATCACAGAGATAAACGACAAGCGGGTCTTTCTCAAACCATCACCGATGTTCATTACTCCTCTTACTAAGGGCATACCGAAGAACAAGGACTCTGCCAACTCAATCAACAGCCACACTGACCTAGATGCACTACACACAGAGGGTGGTGACTTCTCCAACTCACCATTCGGTGCGATATGGATGTCACACTCCACAGACAAGGTGACCGGTGGTGGAACTAGACTGGGAGACGTAGGAGATGACGTGCTCTTCTTCGCATCACATGAGTCAGACGGCACAGCAAAGACACTGAGGCTCGCTCCTGACAGGATATACACAGGCACGCCCTCTGGTGTCAATCACTTCACGCACGACGGTCCTAACATCTTCATCATCGCACCAAGCGCCTCTGGGTGCACACTCAACCCAGACAACACCAGCAATGAGTTCGCACCCGGTTCGATAGTGTACATCAGGAACACCAACGCATCAAGCGGTCACCCAGTCAACTTCGACACAATTGGTGGCAGTGCTTTGAATTACCAAATCACTGGTGGGCAAAGTGCCATCATCATTCGTAACAACAGCAGCAGCAACCCCAAGTGGTCCGTTCTCATCAACGCATCAACCAGCGGCACTGGTGCTGTCAGTGCCTTGAACGACGCAAGTGTGAACGAGTTGGTGACGGTTGGTAGTACTACAACAGAATTAGATGCACAGTCTCTCCTCACTTTCGCTAGTAATACTCTCAACGTTGGTGTTTCTGGCAACGGTGCTGACCTACTGCTGCACTCAGCCACAGCCAATAACGTCGGCGCTAAGTGGACACATGACGACGCTACCAACGGCTCACTGGTACTAGGGGCGAATGACTACGGAATAGACTTCAAGGCATTCGGGGATACCGCTTCCAAGTTCATACACTGGGATGCATCCACTGACACCTTCTTCGTGACATCGAACTTGGACATAGACGGTCCTGTGAATGTAGGTGTGGATGACACTGGCTACGATGTCAAGTTCTTCGGTGCTACTGCTGGCTCTTACATGCTATGGGATGAGAGTCAGGATGACCTCATACTGGGCGGCGCTGCTTCTCTTGGTATTAATGAAATATCACCTCAGTCTCCCTTGCATATATCTGGAAACGGTCCTGCAATCACACTCCAGAATACCGTTGATGAGCACACCGATGGTGTTGCTGAAAGTAACATCTTCTTCGCTGACCATGCAGACGCACATTTAGCCAAAATACAGGGCAGTCATCATGGCACTAACGACGACACCAAGGGCAAACTCATCCTGAGCACCCACAACGGCACATCGCTGACCACGGCCCTCACTATAGATTCAGCACAGAAGACCACGCTTGCCGGTGAGGTGGTTGTCACAGGTAACCTCACGGTGAACGGCACTACCACTACAGTCAACAGCACCACGCTGACTACAGACGACGTTATACTCACACTGGGTGGTGACACTGCTCCCACTAGCAATGACAACCTCGACAAGGGAATCTTGTTCAGGTACTATGATTCACAAGCCAGACTCGGCTTCTTCGGGTACGACGAGGATGCTGGCAATTTCGCCTTCTTTACTGACGCAACTGACAATACAAACACAATATCTGGTACAATAGCCACGATAAGCGCCAACCTCACTGGCAACATGTCAGGTGGAACTGTATCCGCTACCACGATAGTAGGTACAGGTGATTTGACGATAGACACCAACACATTGTTTGTGGATGTAAGTGAGGATAAGGTGGGCATCAATCAAGCGACACCACTCACCCAACTACAGATAGACAAGGTGGGTGTTGAGAGCGTCACACTCACAGGCTCAACTACATCCAATGCAGTACACACGCTCTTCACGAGAACCCAGTTCAGAGGCTGCAAACTATTCATATCCACGAAGACGACAGACGATGACACTGCCTTCGAGTTCACAGAGGTGGCATTCACGCACAACGGTCAGAATGGTGGTGCAGTGTACAGGACTGCATATGCCACTGTGAATCACGGTGCTGATGTCGTCGGCACACACACCATAGACATAAACGGGGACAACGTGAGGCTGACTCTGAACTACAACCAGATAGGCGGAGCGAACAAGAACTTCACAACAGAGATAGCATGGATAGGAATGGCAGCATAAGGGGGTAAATGAATGACAGAGAAGGATTTTCGTGTAAGGAAGGGATTGGTAGTCGATGGTACGGCAGGTAACAATACTAGCGTTGCTGTGACGACAGGGAACGTGGTAGTAGCGGCTGGAACGATAGGGCTGACCGACGGTTTGCTCCTGAGCACAGTGTCAGGTACACCCAACGTATCCAAGATATCATCCCAACCCACTGACGGCAACATCAAGATTGCACCAAACGGCGCTGGTAAAATAGTATTCAATACCGACGACCTTGATGTCAGCGCTGATTCAATGAAAATCAGCATCAAGGACAATGTTGCTGCTGCTCTTGATATTACAGAGGCAAGTAATTCCTACCTCAAGTTCACAACCACTAACGGTAGTGACGAAGCCGATTCGGGCCTGATAACATTCGGCAAGGACAGCACCTTTGCCAGCACCAACATACACAACTTAGGTACTGTGTCTGCGGCTACGTCAATCACCTCTTCTGCATTCGTAGGGCCGTTAGACGGCATAGTCGGTGGTACTACACCTGCTGCTGGTACGTTCACCTCCGGTACGTTCACCTCCATCAACATGAGTGAGGGAAACATCACCAACGTAGGCGACTTGAACGCAGACAGCATAAGCGTCGATGATGCTGCGGTAGGATTGGATATAGTGTTTGGTGGGAACACTACATTGAACAAGATTACTCTCACAGACAGTCTAGCAGATGCTCTCAACATCACCGAGGGTTCTAACTCATACATAAAGTTCAACACTTCTGCTGAACAAATAGAGATTGGAGAAGATATACAATTCGAGGGTTCTGCCAACCACACGATATCAATAGCGCCAACCTCAGGGACTAACCAAATTGGTAAAGACCTCATCTTTGAAGCAGGTACTTCCACAGGTAACGTTCTCGGCGGAGAAATGGTTTTCAAAGTAGGAGGTGGTGGAGGAAGTTCAGGTTCAACACCCACTTCTCTCACTACTGCGCTTACATTAACTGGAGCAGGTGTGGCAACAATGCCCACTGTGAACATAGACGGAGGTAATATAGACACAACTACAATAGGTGCTTCTGGACAAGCAGCCGCAACAGTCACCATATTCAAGGCAACAAACACTGGATACATCTCCAGAGTAAATGCACTGCAAAGCACAACCAGATTCCAAGTAGATGGTTTGGATGGCGGTGCTGGTGCTGGTGTTGGTACAAGTCCCAGTGGCGGCAGCACAGCAGCATATGCTGAGGCTAGACTCTTTTCGGATTTGAGGGGAGACGATTTCGTCAGTCAATACAACGACTACAGCGGGATGTCTGGCACTCTAATCATAGACAACGCAGATGACGTGGCTGGGGTAGGTCAAGGAATGGTCCTTACTGTAGGAGAGGGGAATAACACTGACCCCGGTGACTCTTGGGCCATAGGTCGCATGCTTAATGGTCAGAGTGACTTCACCATAGGATACTACCCAAAAGCATACGAGAGCATAGGGTACAAGAACTCATCAACCACTGCACCTAACGTCTTCAACCCGTTCGTAGCCGCACAGAGCGTCTTCAAGATTGAGAAGGGCGGTGACGTGACACTCTTGGGTAACAAGGGGGATACTGTTGACGGCTCTACGTCAGCACACATATTCAATCCCGTCCAACTGAAGTTCCAAGGGGTGGACAGTGGAGGCACTTCACGCTTCACAGGTTTCACCATTCCAGCACAACTAGCGGCATCCAACAGCATCTACACTCTACCTGATGCATATCCGTCCGGTTCTAGCAAGGTGCTGCAATCTACGACTACTGGTGCGCTCTCTTGGGTATCAGGGTCAGGTGGCAGTATATCAGCCCTGAACAACCAATCAGAGAACAGGCTAGTCACGATGGGCAGCACGACCACTGAGTTGGATGGCGAGGCCAAGGCCACTCTCGACGGGCACAAGATGCTGCTAGGCGAGCAGTCTGGCTCAGGTGAAACCACCTCAAGCGAGAGCGACCCTCACCTGCACATCGTCAGAAGGCAGAATGTAGACATAGGGTCTGGCGTTGGGAGTCAGGTTCTAGGTGCTAGGATACAAGCGATAGACGTAGCAGACGGACACAACGCAGGACACGGTGTCTCTGTCACTGGTCTCAACATATCAGCGTTGCAGACCAATACCGCTGGAGGGACTTCAGCCACATCCAAGGCCCTTCAACTATCAGCGAGCGGCTCTACGAATAACTATGCTATATACTCGTCTGCTGGTGATGCTTACTTCCAGTCCTCTGTGGATAACACTCCACCTCAACTGACTCTTGCTCACATCTTCAACGACACAAGCGGTCCTGTGATGAACTTCCTACTGGACAAGGGTACGGCAGGTGCTACTGACGATGTGCTCGGTCAGATACTCTTCAAGGGAGATGATGCCGACCAGAACACCACGATATATGCTGCTATCAAGGCTGATGTGGCAAGTGCCACTGCCGATAGTGAAGAAGGAAGACTCACATTCCAGATGGCACAGCAGTCAGATGGCAGCCTCATCGACGTGATGGTCATAGATGGTGGTGACCTAGCAGACGGCACTCATTCCAAGGTGGTAATCAAGGGAGACTTGCAGGTCGATGGTGATACCACCACGGTGAACACAGCCGTCTTGGAAGTAGAGGACCTCAATATCACCGTAGCGAAGAATGCGGCTGATGCTGCTGCTGCTAACGGTGCTGGGCTGACAGTAGCCGGTGCTAGCGCCACGCTTATCTATGCCAGTTCAGGAGATAGATGGAACTTCAACAAGGACCTGAGCGTAGCAGGTACGCTCTCGGCTGACACGTCATTTACTCTAGATAGCACTACGATATCGACTGCTGAGATAGCAGTGCTAGATGGCATTTCTTTAGATGCTGGTAATACTCCTGATGGGTCAGTCACTGCTGACAAGGTTCTAGCGGTTGACGCTAACAAGGACCTCAACGACTCATCCAACCACCTCAGAGACGTGAAGATGAGAAACCTCAATTCTACTGGCTCTGTCACATCCACCCAGTTATCTACTGAATACGGTGATATCAAGACTTTCCAAAGAGCATCAGGGGGCATAGCACAGAACACCGCTGTGACTCTTTTCTCAATAGACAGCACAGCACATAGAGGCGCTGAGGTCTTGACTACTGTGTACAACACCACAGAGAACACAACAGACTTGTTCAAGACGGTGATAATGTGGGATGGGCATGACACTACCCTCAATAACTTAAGTGCAGCATGCCACTACACCAACTACGCAGTGCTCTCCTCAGGTGATGTGACAAGTGGGGAAATAAGCGCTGAGAAGAACTCGGCTAACATAGATATTCAGTTCACAACTAAAAACTCAATAGGCACTGACACCTACGTTATACGGGGTCAGGTAACACTCTTAGATATATGATGGAAAGTGAAATCATGGTGAGGAAATGGCAGAGAAAACATTCAGGGTAAAGAAAGGACTAGACGTAGAAGGACCGAATAAGGATTCTTCTATCATAGATGGTGTACTCACTCTCGGCACTATCGGCAACATCAGTGGTGCATCGAGTTCCATTCTATCAATCAACTCACTTGGCTCTGTCAACATCAATCTCGATACCAACACCAACGACACCAACAGCGTCTTCAAGATAAGGGAAGACGGGACAGACTTTTTTGTCATGGACAACGATGGTAATGTCGGTATAGGAACTGCAAGTCCTGATTCATTGCTTCATGTTAAGGGCACTGATGCTATTCTAACTGTTGAAGATGACTCAATAGGAGTTTCCGCACTTAGCGGCAGTATGGCTGGAATAGATTTGATTTCATTCGGTATGAACAGTAGTAGTTCTAAGTATGGAACTGCGCTCAAGTTCCTATCCTCAGACCCTCAACTAACGACAGAGAATCCTAAGTTGTTAGCGGCTATTGTCCCAAGAGCAACAGAAACTTATTCCGCCGATACAGATGGTGGGATGGCGTTAGATTTCGCAGTCACAGACGATAACCCCGGAACAACCAACGTTCCTTCTGTTGCCATGACGGTAGACCATACAGGTAATGTCGGTATAGGCCAAGTGAGTCCATCGTACAAACTCCATGTAGTCGGCAGTGCTTACATCACTGACGACTTGAGGGTGGGCAACACTTCTCCCGGCAAGATTACCCTGAACGGGAATGATGCATTCGTGGAGGGACAGTTCGAGGCTGCGGGTACAGCAGGTTCGTACATCTATTCACTCGCTCTCGGTACGGCATCACCAACAGCGTCGTCAGCAGGTAAGTTCGAGACTTCAGGGGATGTTCAAGCGGGTTCGATGACAATCGGTGGTCACACTTTCGATGACATAGACATAGACACTGAGTTCGTGGACACTGACGACCACATAATGTCATCAGGAGCAATCAAGGAGAAGATAGAGAGTTACAACTACCTTGCAAGCGTGGATATAAGCGCTAACACCAATCTAGCAGTATCCTCACCGATAACCCTCAGTGGTGACACAGTGGGTTTGGACGACCCGGTAAATCTGACTGAACTAACAGAATCAACGGATGCCACTGATGACAAGATTCTGCTTTGGGACGAGACTGCTTCCTCATGGAAGTACATGACATTAGATAATTTACAGGACTCCATTGACACAACAGCAACAGGGGGTGCTTCCAGTCTCAACGGACTCACGGATGTTCTCATATCCAACGAGTCAATCTTCATCAACAACTTCGGTGGTACTCCTAATACAGGTTCGCTGAGCAATGCTTCTGACAACTTGGCGATAGGTGAGGCTGCCTTAAATGATATAACATCAGGTGACCAAAACCTAGCGCTAGGATACGGGGCACTGGGTGCAATAACGAGTGGTAGCAACAACGTAGGTCTAGGGCCTTCTACTGGGGCACTGACCACTGCTGGCATCAGTAACTCGGTATTCATAGGAAACAGCGCTGGTCTCAGAATGGATGGCGATGACAACATAGCGATAGGTAGGGATGCACTCACAGGGTCTTCCACCAACACCAACAACACTGGTACTTACAACGTCGGTATAGGATACGTCTCACTCTTCAAAATCACTTCCGCTGATAGGAACGTAGCCATAGGATACGGAACAATGCAGAATGCCACTACAGGCGGATACAACGTTGCGTTAGGAAACAACGCACTGGCTAGTATCACGACAGGCACTGACAACGTAGCGATAGGCAAAGGCGCATCAGACCTGCTGGCTACCGGTGCAAACAACGTAGCCATAGGTGCTGCCATGGGTGACGTTGACACTGGTATAGGCACAAACGTGGCCATAGGATACACGGCGGGTCGATATCTAGGTAGCGACGACAACATTGCTATCGGCAACGCCGCTTTGGTGGGTTCAACCACAGCCACCGACAACACAGGTACTAGGAACGTGGCAATTGGAAAGGAGGCAATGGATGCCTTCACATCGGGTTCTGACAACGTTGCTATTGGTCACAGTGCAGGAGGTGCTTTCACTTCCGCTGCTAACTCCGTAGCGATTGGAAAAGAAAGTCTCAGCACCGCCACCTCAGGCACAGCGAATACCGCTGTTGGCTATCAGGCTGGTAAGAACCTAACAGGGACAGGGAACGTAGCATTCGGACCTCAAGCCCTGCTCGGCCTGTCATCAGGCACGATAAACGGACAGTACAACATAGCAATGGGATACCAACCGATGTGGGAGATGACAACAGGAGACAAGAACCTCGCTATAGGATTCGAGGCGATGCAGATGATTAGAACTGGTAATCAGAACATAGCAATAGGTAGTGAAACTATGAAAGAGGTACACGATAGCGCTGACTACAACATCACGCTTGGATACCAAGCAGGGTACTACATCGGAAACAACGACAACGTAGCGATAGGATACCAAGCACTGAAGGGTTCTTCGACTGCTGCTAACAATACAGGTCTGAGAAACACAGCGATAGGTTATACGGCATTGGAATCCTTCACCACAGGCGACGATAACATAGCGATAGGCAAGAATGCACTTGGGGATGTCACCACAGGCGACGATAACATAGCAATAGGCGAATCCGCCGGTGCACAAGCGGCTGCTGGTTCAATAGGACAGATATTCCTAGGAAAAAGCGCAGGTTTCTACATGGGTGGAAACTCTAACGTCGGCATAGGTAACAACAGCGTTGCGGGTTCTTCAACAGTAGGAAACAACACAGGGACGTACAACGTCGGTGTCGGTCACTTCAATCTGTCAGTCATAACATCGGGTGACGATAACATAGGGATTGGGCAACTCGCTCTGAGAAACGTGTCCTCTGGTAATCAGAACATAGGCATAGGGCACGATGCGGGCACTGACATCACCACAGGCTCAGGGAACATCCTCATCGGCAAGGACTCAGGTCACAATATCGTTGATGGTAGTTACAACGTGCTCATCGGTGAGGATGCTGGACAGGACATAACATCGGGCGATGACAACCTGATACTCCACGCAGGTGATAACTCAGCAAATGCACCATCGAGTGCCACTGCTGACAGGCAGTTGAGGATAAGCAGCGGTAGTCATGTGTGGTTCTACGGGTATGATGGAAAACTGTATCTTGGTAGGAACTATCTCCAGCGATTCCCCGCTTCCGGTACAGACTCCCCCGGCTCTGACCTTGAGATAGCGGGTTCTGCTGGTACTGGTACTGGAGATGGTGGAGACATAAAATTGCAATACTCACCTCCTGCTGGTTCAACCGGTAGCACCAACAACGCTCATGTAGATGCTATAACGATTAGCGGTGCGACTGGTGATGTCACCATTCACAAGAATCTAATCGTGAGTGGCTCAACCACCACACTCAACACAGCAACCATGACTGTTGAAGACCATAACATAGTTCTCGGTAGTGGAAACGCAACTGCTGAGGTTGTGGATGGTACTGGCCTAACACTGGAGGGAGGGTCAGGAGACGACATCACATTCCAATACAACACGACAGACAACAGGATGGAACTGAAGCACGGTTCTTCCTTTGAGGATTTCAAGGCAGGAACTGTGACGGGGACGTTCGTCGGTGGGCTTACAGGAAATGTAACAGGAAACGTAAGCGGTACTGCGGCAACTGTCACAGGTGCTGCGCAATCAGCCATTACTTCTCTTGGAACTTTAACTGCCCTTACTGGTGGAACAGGTGATTTGATTTGGGACACGGATACATTGGTTGTGGATTCTTCTGAGAATAGAGTTGGTATAGGCACTACAAGTCCTGCTCATCTGTTAGATGTTGATGGTGATGCTAGGTTCGGGACAACGGGTGTTGCAGGTAAGATATATCTCAGTGCAGATGATGCAACATCCTTCTTGAGTTGGAACTCGACTGGGACTGATATTACATTGGCTGCAAGTGATGACTTGACCCTCCATGCTGATGATGATATCTTCTTCCAAGCAGGTGGAGCAACAAAGATGACCTTGCTTAACACTGGTAGATTAGGAATAGGCACTACGAGTCCCGGTTCTCTTCTTCATCTCAGTTCAAGCCCTGCGGCGGGTTCTGTCCCAGTTGAGATGCTGAGATTGGAGAACATCGAACCTGCTGAGACAAACGACATGGTAGCAGGTCAAGGCCCATCAATGACATTCTATGTTCCCGAAGGCAACCAAACCACACAACTCGGAGGTCAGATTGCAGTAGTCAGGGAGAGTGCGACTGATACAGATGCCGCCGCCGCTATGTCATTCTGGACAGCCGCTAACGATGCTTCGCCAACTGAGAAGATGAGAGTCACATCAACAGGTAAGGTCGGAATAGGCACTACGAGTCCTGATGCTAAATTAGACATAGAGCAGACTGATGGTGCAGTTCACGGTTTGAAGGTGTATAGAAACGATTCAAGCACATCTACCTCACTGGCTTTCCTACATGATGACAGTATATATGTGGACAACCCCACTCTCCATGTAAAGAACGATAGAACAGACCAATACGGATATGCTGCTGTTTTCGAGGGCAGGGTGGGTATAGGCACTACTGCACCTGACCAGCAACTACACGTCGAGGGCAGCATCCTAGCAGATGCCTACAACTTCGCCACGACCACGCTCGCAAGCAACTACACCGATGGTGCTACATCGCTTGTTCTGACTAATGCCAGCCAGTTCCCTCTCAAGGGTTCAGGTACAATCAATGGAGTTGCCTTCACTTGGACTAGCATAAGTGGCAACACGCTCACTGTCCCTGACTTGGATGCCTCTTACACAGCGGGTGTCACAGTAGTGGCTGATACCGGACTGTTCTTCCGAGATGGGTTCGAGAACGTGGCACAGCCTAGCGTGACTGTATACGACAAGGACAACAGCGGTGCATCGAGAGACGACCTGTCAATAAACGCAAACGCAGGAATCAGATTCAGACTAGGGAACGAGTCGCAGATGCAACTCACCACTGACCAGTTGTCGTTGACGACAGGCAACCAAGGCTCTGCTGCGATATTCGGCTTCAGGGACAGGACAGACATGGGCATCAAGTCCAACACTTCCTTCTCCGTTGGAATGCTTGCTCCTGATAATGTGTACATCAACATAGATTCCAACAATAACAACTCTGATGACACTGCTTTCATAGTAGCCAAGAACTCAAACGTAATAGGTAGTGGAACTGAACTCTTCCGAGTAGCAGAGAATGGTAATGTCGGAATAGGCACTGCTTCACCACGCTCACTATTAGACGTAAGAGGTGCAGCAGGAAGTCCCGGCCACCTATCCCTATCCACAGCCGAG